ACCTGGCCCATTGAGTAATCCGTTACCCGGTTATTATGTCTGTCAACTAAGGATTTAGTAGGCGTGCCCTGCCCCTGCCCGCGCCCTGGGCGACCCACCCCCACCCCCTCCCCACCTGAACCCATTACCCCATTCCACCAGGCGAGGAGGAGATATACCCTGGAAGAATGCGGGGGGTGAAATTCGGGGGAATCCGAGGTGATAGACAAGCGGGAGAAGTGATAGGGGTGGTTTATGGGGTCCCCGCTTTTGGGACATTGGAGATACGTACTTTTAGCGTACGCGGTTGTGACGGAGGGGGTATTCTTAGATACGTATAAGTACGAATTTGAAAACGCCTCTTTAGAATCAACTACTTAACTATTATGTCAACTACACTAGGACATGGTTTTTAGCCGGGTTTTAGGCCAGCGGGTATAAAAAGTCGGTATAAAGACATATCACGATATATCGTCATGGCCCCTAGCTGACAAGCGGGACGCTAATATACTAATTGCATACGCGATAAGTACGCATAAGTACGCGGGGGCTTTTTTGGGCCCGTCCTGCCTGGTTTTTGTGTGTCCGCCAGTCCGACGGCATTCTTGCGAGATCAAGCGAGCACAATCTGTAGTCTCGCCGTGGGGCTATATTCAGATTGGGTTTCTATATTCTTTATGATCTTGATATTTTTCTTAAATCCAATATTAAGATTTATTCTTAAGATATTATTCTTATCTTAAGATATTATTCTTAAGAGATATAAGAGTAATTCTTAAGACATGGCAACTCACGTCGGGGAGAACGACAACTCAACTCGCGTAACAAAACTAGCGACGTGGGCTTACGACAGGATATCTTTGTCTATCTTTGTCTATCTTTGTCTATCTACTTGACATTGACATCGACTTGTGGTAGGATTCGTGCATGAGTAGAACTTCTCGAATCCCTGTCTGGCAGTGGCCCCTGATCCCCGTTATCTGGTTTGTTAAGAAAGTCCTAAGTCCGGCCTGGGTTTGGTTCAGGAGTCTAAATGCTTGAACTAAGGATTCGCCCGGCTCAAAACGGTTGGATCGTAAGGGAAACGGACGACGACGATCTGGATGGGGTGGAATCCGTCTTTGAGATTCCAGATTCCGAACACGGTGACTTAGAGGCCATGCAGGGCCTTTTATACCACATCATTGAAACATTCGGCCTGATCGGGTCAAAGCACGATAAGAAGCGGCTTCGGGTGGATATTGAGCCGGGGGGTGACCATGGGGAGTCTATCCAGATAGACGGCCATTCTTCTCCGGCTGATCCGGATGAGTTTGTGAAAAAATACAAAGAATCATTGGAAGATTATGTTTCTCCTACATCTACAGGCATATCGGACCTTTTGGGTCCGGAACCTGCCGGGGTTATAGATTGGGACAAAAAGGAGGAATGAACCTTTTTAAGTTAAATACGTATGGAAGAAATAGTGCTGTTTTACGTCTAAAGAATGTGGACAGAGGAGAGGCCCCTTAACAGGGGAGGGAACGGCAAGTAGCCACCTAAACAGAAAAAGCCGTTGGGGTTCCAGGCTACTCAAGGGAGCATAAATGCCGGTAGAACTTGAAAATAAGTTAAAGAAAGCCGCGCTTAAAAAGTTCGGAACTACAAAAAGCAAGAAGGCGCGGGCGTACATTTACGGGACTTTACAGGAAAAGACAGACTGGCGGCCGAAAATGAAGAAGGAGGTCTTGTGAATTATTTTTCAACTCCGAAAAAATTTCGGGAAGTGGTAGAAGAACTCAGCAAGATTGACGAACGGATCGAGAAGCTTGAGGCGTGCATTGAGTCTGCGTTTAGATTACTCGGGATCGTATTCGAATTTGATAAATGGGGGACCGGTCGGGCCGTAAAGACGGGTAAAAAGTGAAGAATCTTTACATCCTGTCCCGCGCTAAGAAATAATGGCCGTAATTCGTTCCGGATGGGACTCAACTCCGGACAAAGAGTTTTTTAAGCGGTCTAGGAAGAAGCGGCTAGAGCGCGACCGCCAATGGGCCGAGAAGAAGCGCAAGGAGCGGCGGAAGGCTAAATGATGGCCAAATGAAGGCTACGTAATGGCGAAAAAAAAGGCTTCAACTAAAACGGGCGGTTCAATAGCCCTTGGTGATAGCCAGGAATCTATCAAGATAGACACGGAAACTAAGTTGGAGTTGGAAAAGTCTGACGTTTCCCAGGCTTACCAGGGCGGGCTGGATATCAATCTTTCCCGCGTTTTGGATTCAGGAGAGACTTTAGAAACGGCGTTAACTCGACATATCAAAAACGAACTCGATACTGAACTAGACAATCAGGCATCACTTGAGTCAAAAATCAAGAGGTGGCAGAGGCAGTATAAGGGCAAAAAACGCAGGAAGGATTGGCCGTGGGCCAACGCCGCTAATGTTGCGGTCCCTATAACTCGATACATCATTGACACGATTGCCTGTAGGGTCATTGATGCCGTTTTTAATCGACGCAAGGTTGTCATCGTTAAGGCCAAGAAGCCGGAGTTGAATGCTATTGCGCGGCAGATTGAGGAAGCCATCGAGTGGTTCCAGAAACACATCTGGAAATTGAGGGACAAGCTTTACCCGGTCATTTTACAGGATTTGAAGGTCGGATGCGGGGTTATTCATGTCTGTTGGGAATCAAAGAAGCGGACAGTTTATAGATATGCGGATGAGATCGAGATTGCGGACAAGAACACGCACACGTATTCTTTGGCCGGGACGAGCGACAAGGCCGTAAAAGACGTTCAAACGGTTTATGAGGGTCCGCAGTTGTATCCGATCAGCCGGGAGGACCTAGTCGTTTCGTCCGACGCCAAGGATTTTTCGGACGCTTATCTGTGCGGGTATCGACTTTACAAAAGACGGCATGAGCTTGAGTTCGGCGCTAAAAAGGGGCTCTATCTCAAGGAGGGAGTAAGAAAACTTCTTGGGCCGGACAAGTACGACGAGAATAAAGAAGCCAGGATAGAGGCCCAGGAGAAGGACTTTAAGAAAACGCCATGGTCAGAACCGTATGAGGTCTATGTTCTATGGACGAAGTACGATGTTGACGACGACGGGGACTTGGACGATATCGTTGTGACTTTTCACAACAAAAGCGGGACAATTTTACGGGCGATTTATAACCCGATCTTCACGTCCAATAGGCCGTTTGTTAAATTCGTCGGGGACCCGGTAGAGTTTAGTTTCGACGGAAACTCCGGGTGTGAAACGCTTTACTCAATCCAGGAGGAAATCGACACAATTCATAACCAGCGGCTTGACCGGATGACGCTTTTAAACGCCTTCGTGACGTTCACGAAATCGGGTTCAAGCCTGGAAAACTTCAAGTGGTTTCCTGGGAAAAACTACGTTGTTGACGATAACCTTGATGAGTCGTTTAGGATCGTGCAGACTCCGGATGTTTACCCCTCAACGTTTACCGAGGAGGCCAATTTAATCAGCCTCGCGGAGAGGGCCATGGGGGTTACTCCGCAGATGATGGGAATACAGACGGCGGAAAGGCCCGTTTTCAAGGAATCGCTTTCAAATCTTGAGGAGGCGAACAAGAAGCACAAGCTTAGGATCGACAATTATCGGAACGCGATTCGAGAGACTATTTATCAGGGTCTTGAGAATTTTGCTCAGTATCAGCCGACGTTAAGGTACAAAACCGATCAGGGCGGGACTTGGGAGGAGCAAACCGTTGACCTGCCTGTTAAGATGATTCGGGATGGGCTGGAGATTGATCTAACGGCGTCAACGGAAATGATTAGTCAGGAGGTCCGTCGAGAGGTGAACATGGCGGTTTACCAACTCCTGTCTCAATACATGACGAACGTAACAGGGATGGCGCAAGCGTTGGTGAATCCCAATGTCCCGCCCGATTTCAAGAAGGTCCTATTAGAGGCGAACAAGATTGGGGTTAACGTCATTACGGAGATTTTGAAGGACTTTGAGAAGAACGACGCGGAGAGTCTTGTGTTGGATTTGACTAAGAGCATTAGTCCTCAAACGATTATGGCCCCTCCTCCGCCTCCCCCTCAGGGTCCTCCGGGCGGTCCGCCGCCCCAGGGTCCCCAGGGGCCTCCTCCTGGTCAAGGGCCTCAGCAGGGGCCTCCGCAGGGTCCGCCTCCGCAAGGTCCTCCGCAAGGAATGTAAATGGTAAGTATTAAGCTGTTGATGCAGGAGTTTGAGGAGATTTCCAAGACCAAGTTTTGGGAAGCGTATTTGACCGAGTTTAGACGCGCCGAAGACACGGTCAAGGATAAGTTATATACAGGGAAAGTCGATACTTTATCGACATACGGGACAGTTTATCAGGAACAGTTGGCGATGTTGAAAAGGATCGAAAACATCCCGAAGAAGATTTTTAGGGATGCCGAGGAAAAAGAGAAACTATCCGGATAACTCGCCTGGGGCGAAACCGGATTTCTAGGAGGTATATTTTATGGCAGACGACCCAACTGTGACGCCCAGCCCGTCGCAAGACGGAGGCGCAACACAGACGGACGCCAAGGGACAACCGGATGCAGACCCACGGTTCGCGGGTAAAAATGCAGACGAACTCAAGGCGATCATTAAGGACCAGGACTCTCTCATTGGCCGCCACGGACAACGTGTCGGCGACTTAGAAAGAGAAGTCCAGGGACTAAAAGAACTAGCGGACCAGATTCGTTTCAGCCCAGGAGCGGGCCAGCAGTCTCAAGCGAGGGAGGCTCCCCAACCACCTAAGCCGGAGTTTGATTGGACAAACCCCGAGCCTTATGTGAGGGACCGAGCGGCGGAAGTGGCGCGACAGGAGTTGGCGAAGTATGACAAATACCGCCAACAGCAGGATCAGGTTCGATACTACGAGGAGGCGAAGGGCAACTACTACGACGGGCAGAAGAAGGCCCTTGGTGGTAATCCTAAGCTCTTTGAGGGGATCGAGCGGGATGTGGCCGACTATATGTTTACCACGTTTAGGGCCGGGGCGATCGACAAGGATACGCTCCGCAATCCCGATGCGTGGGAACTTATTGCTAAAAACATCCGACTCCAGCGCGGCGAATATGACCGCATCGTTCCGCAGAAGCCTCACGGCATGTCTCCCCAGCCGCTTGACAGACCGTCTTCACGCCCGGATTCTGACGCTGACGAAGACGTGGTTCTAGATGAAGAGGACCGCGAGTTTATGAAGAAACAAGGACTTACTGAAAAAGAAGCCGTGGAGATTATCAAGGGGGAGGTTTCGGCGGCGAAGAAGGGGCTTAGGAGGGAAAGGCGATGAAACTGCAAGACGTTAAGATTATTGATCTTCGGGCCTCTGTTCTAGACCGCGAGAAGTCCGATCCCGAGTGCGGGAGATATGTCTTTAAGGAAAAGCGTTACGTAGATTACAAGGGGAAAAGCACGCGTCCGAACTATAAGTTTCTCTGGTGCCGATGGGAGCCGAAGAATAACTATCGGGAATTCAACGAATGGAATGTCAGGTGGGGCGACACCCTCTTGACGAACGCCGTTGACCCGTATATTCCAGAGGGAATCCCGAAAGACGCCGAGGGGCACTTTAGGTATGGCGATGTGATCCTTGTGAAACGTCCGTTGATTAACGAACTGAAGCGGTTGGAGGAGAACGAAAAAATCTCCAAGCGTGGGGCCGGGGCAAAGATGCAGGGTTTCCAGAACGAAATGAAACTCCAGGGAGTTGATATTTCTGACGATCAGTTTGCAGAGTTGACGGGGCAGGACAAGTAAAGACTCTTCCGTTTAATCTCCCGGCGGAATAAAGGGGGATTAAATGGCTTCTGTACAGAGATACGATCCCATTCCGGGGGCCGGGGCAATTCTGAATTGCCAGGAAGGCGCTACGGCTGGGAGTTTCAAACAGGGTGATTTGGTTAAGGTGGACTCGTCCGGGCAGGTTGTTATTGCCACGGCGGGCTATATTTTCGGGATTGCGGGCAAGGATGCGACCGGGACTCAGGCGACTGTCATCCCGGTGGAACTCATTGATCCGACCGCGATTTATGTTGCGAGGTCTGGCACGACTACGGCCCAGGCTGACGTTGGCGAGTTGTTTGATTTCACGTTTACGGCCGGGGCGCATACTCTTGTTGAGGCGGGCGCTACGACGGATGTTTATGTCGTGGGCTTGCATTCCGGTGATGCCGTGGGGACTTCGGGCGGGCGACTGCTCGTTCGGTTCCTTGGGGCGTTGTTCACCTCGCAGACTTGAGGAGGATAAATCATGGCTACCATTAGAATGTCATGGGACACTACGACTAACAAAGACCTTCTGAAAGAAGGCGTCCTCCGAAAGCTTTTTGACACCACGGCGAGGGAGGCTAAGGTTTACTACAAGGAACTCGTCAATGATCTAAAGACTTCTAACGAGTCGGAGAAGGACCAGCGCATGGCGGGTCTTAACGGGGCCACGGAACTTGCTGACGGGCAGAATATTCCTATTCAGTCTCCGGTTCTCGGCACGTCAAAGACCTACACCCAGAGAAGGTGGGGCACGGGCTTCAGAATGACGAAGATGATGGACAAGTTCAACAAGTACAGCCTGTGGCAGAAGTGGTCCAAGCAGTTGGCGAAGGTTATGAAGGAGTCTAAGGATATTGAGATTCACGTGATGTTCAATAACCCGACTTCTACTTCTCTGACGTGCGGGACCGGGTTTGATTCTTTGGCGCTGGCCTATGCGACGCATACGGGTCTTTTGGCTGGGTCCACTTCGGATAATTTCGACAATATCCTGAGCGCGGCCCTGTCGTATTCTTCGCTTGAGTCTGTGAGATATTACTTCAAGACTTTGAAGGATGATCTTGGTCTGGTGGTTGGAACGGACCCGACGCATCTGGTTATTGAGCCAGCTCTTTACCCGACGGCCATGGAAATTCTTAGGTCTGAGTATAAGCCTCATGAGGACAGCAACACGACCAACGTTTTCAAGGATTATATTAAGGTCTATGAAGACCCGCGTATTACGTCTACGACTCAATGGTTCGTGCTTGCGAAGGGCGATGGCTACGATATTAACGTGCTCACGGCGCAGGAGCCGGACATGTTGGTTGCCAACGCACCCGATACTAGCCGGGACAGGATCGCTACGAGCGATCAAATCTTCACTTATGGCTGGGGTGACGCAAGACAGTTCTTCCTCGGAAATTCGTGAGCGGCGCATCTTGTTTAGTTAGATGATACTATGGGATGGGCGGGGCGTAGGTCCGGCGGTGGCCGTGACGATTGCCCCGCCCGCCCCTCTTTGTGAGGGGTAAAAGAAGGGGGAACGAATGGCAAAGATTACTGATTCTCTTGTTTGGGAGGGTGATAAGTTCAATAAAAAGCAGGGGACCATGGCGATCCCTGCGGGTCCGGCGGGTGATGATCCTGGTTTGTTTTTCCTCGAATCAAGGAATACCGCCGGGACTCTGGGCGGTCTTTATGTCTGGGCGTCCAGCATTAACGAAATCCGCATTAGTGCCACTAAGCCGACTGCCGAGTTGACGGATGGCTCGGCCCTCGGAACGGCGGCTTCTAGCGGGGCGAATAATCTCCTTTCCAATTTGGGCGTGACGACTATTAATACGTCGCTTATTTCGGACACGGATGTTACGGATGACCTTGGGTCGGCGAGTTACTATTGGCGTTATCTTTATGCCTCCAAGGTTTTTCTTAGTTCAACGTCTACCCTGACGGGGGGCTCGTCTACGGCGGCCCTGGTCGGTGATCTTACGCTTGCGGAAGGTAAGATCACGATTGACACGACCACGGACGAAACGACTTACGTTAAGAAGAACGTTTCGGCGGGGACGGCCCCGGCGGTAGAGATCGAGATTACTCATGCCGACGATCAGGCCGTGGCTCTCCTGATTGATTCGGATGCTACCGGCGCATACGACGCGATGCAGATTACGCATGCCGGGACGGGGAGCGGGCTGAAGATCACGACGGGCGCGGCAACGGGGACGGCCCTGACGCTGGTTGCCCCGGCCTCGGAAACGACTGCTTTGGCTCTGTTGGATGGGACTACGGGATCATGGCTTGGGGCTACCAATGTAGGCATGCTCCACCTGAAGGCGGATGGGACTCTGGCGCATGCCAACGCCTCTCTGCTTTACATCGCCCATAGCGGGACTACGGCGGCTTCTGCGGTAGGGTCTTCTCTGAGGATTAACGATTCGGCCACGGCGGGGAGCGCGGCCTCTATTGCGGCTTACGTTTACTCGGCTAGCCAGCACGTTCTCAAGGTGCAGACGAACACGGTTAGTAAGACGGCCTTGCAGATTGCCTGTGCGGCCTCTACCACGGCGGCCATGGCGATTGTCGCGGCCACGGATTGGATTGGGGCTAGCACGGTTGGTGCGCTTGAGATTACCGGGACGGGCGTCCTGGAGGCTGGCGCGAATCTGGTTCGGATTAGTTCTAATGCCGCGAACACGGCGGCTTCATATCTGTGCGAGATCACTTCGACCGGGAACTTTACGAATTCGACCAACGGGCTGTGTCTCAGGGTTACGGAAGCGGGAACGGCGGCCGGGACTTCTTATGCGGCCTACATCCTGTCTACGGCCAATAACGGGCTTCGGGTTTCTACGGGTGCGGTTGGAGTTACTTCCCTCCTGGTTGACGGACTTCAGGCTCAGACGGCTTCGATTGCTAAGATTGACGCCGGGACCGGGACGGGGTGGGTTGGCGCGACGGGGGTTGGTGCCCTGCATATCAGCGGTGACGGGACCCTTGCGCACGCCAACGCTTCGATGTTGCTGATTGCTCATTCCGGGGCGATGGCGGCATCCGGGCTTGGCGGGTCTTTAAGGATTACGGATACTTCATCGGCGGTGGGTGGGTCGTATGTCGCGGCAATCACCTCGACGAACAACAACCTTCTCTACCTGCTTGGGGTGGCCGTTGCCAAGACGCAGTTGACGATTCAGGCTCCGGCCTCGCAGACGGCCGCGATGTTGATTTTGGACGGTACAACCGGGTCTTGGTTGGGCGCGAATGGGGTTGGGATGCTTCAGTTGCAGAATGACGGAGGGTTCGCCCACGTCAACGCATCTTGTTTGCTTATCACCAATTCGGGTATCCCGGCCGATGATTCCAGGGGCCATTGTCTGAGGATTGTTGACACGGGGAATGCGGCCGCTGGGACGATGGCGTATGCGGCCTTTATGAGTTCTAACGATGCTACGGTGGGGACGCTTTATCTGTCCGCCGCCGCGACCAAACCCGCGCTGACGGTCGCCCAGGGGACGTCTTCTTTTGCGGAAGTGGCGACGATGACCGGGGGTGTCGTTAATCTCGTTGCGGTTACGGATGTTACGGCGGTCGCTCCTACGGGGGCAGAGATTGCGGGCGGGTCGCTCGGCGCGGCCAACACTCACGCGGCTGGGTTTATGGCGGTCCTTGATGACAATAATGCCCATGCCGCCCTTTTCATTATTCTTGATGACGGCGCATCCTATCATTGGATTGCCGCCACGAAGTGCTTATAGGGATTAAAGAGTGAAACGGGACTACCGTATCGTTAAGACGATGCAGTTGCCCGTAAAGTCTAGCTTTAAGGAGTTTTTAATGAGTGATTTTCAGAGTCAACTACAGTTGCAGATGACCGAGGTGCAGGGACGGTTTGACGCTCTGGAGGCCAAGAGAAGCGGTCTCGTAGGGAAGCGGGCCGAACTGGACCGGGAAATTTCCGCGACGGTAGAGGAACAAATCCGGGTGCAGGGCGAGTATAGGGCCCTGGAGAATCTAAAGAAGCTCGGGGAAACGCCGCTTCCTGGCGAAACTCCGAATTAGTGGACGCAAGGCTCATGGGGTCGTGCCTTTAAACGACCCCATCTATTCCGCAGGTTAAGGCAGGAGGAGCAGGATGAGTAGAGTAGCGGCGAAACTTAGTTGTCGGGAGGCCATGCCGGTTCTGGAGGTTTATCGGGGGATCAAACACACAACGACTACCGTTGGGACTAGTGCGATTGCTCTTCCGGCTACGAATTTGACGAATCGGAAGGCGTTGTTCATTCAGAATCTTCATGCTTCCCAGAACGTATTTCTGGGCGGGGCGATCCCGGAGTTGATTGGGGCCAAGGTTAAAGATAACCCGGTCGAGGGGGCTACGATCAAGCCGGGAAGGTGGTTTCAATCGGCGGCCGGGACGAACGAGTGGTTTTTTGCTACATCGGCTAAGGCCGATCCCGGCCTGACCCAGCCAACGGCGCTTTATACGGCGGCGAACGCTGGCGCAGAGACCTTGAGAACCGCAGGAACGGTTAGTTCTTTGGCCGCTCAGCACGGATGGGGCTGGGGGGACGGGGACACGCTGGGGTTTAGTACGCTGTATATCAGAACCGACGGAACGACGCAGGAGACTAGTCCGGGTTCTGAGTATGAGGCGGTTATTTCATACTTCGGGATGCCTGATTCGTCGAGTACATACGGGATTAGGCTTGGCCCGTATGATGGGATCGTTTTAAGTCTCGACGGATCGTGCCGGATTTTCGCTATCGCGTCAGGTATTACGACTCCTGTCCTGACGCTTGAAATGGTGTAACATGGCCGCCGGGTTTTCTTTCAAACAGCACGGCGAGCCGATTACGCTGACCACGGCGACGGTTGACGACTTAATTACTAAATCTCCGTGGTTCGACGTTAGGGCATACGGCGCGGCAGGAGACAATACAACTAACGACACGACGGCTGTTCAGGCCGCTATTACTGCGGCCCAGGCGGTCGGGGGGACGGTTCTTTTCCCGAAAGGGACTTACAAGATTACAACGGCGCTGGCGATTACCGGGGCCATGAACATTCAGGGAGTCCCCGGCGCGCTGATCCGCAAGACGGGGGCGGGGCACGCGGTTGTTTATGACGGTGCGGCGACAATCGAGGGTATTTCCGTTCGAAACATTTCTATTTCTACGGAGGCTGGCGGCGGAGACGCGCTGAGGCTCGTCAATGTTATGCGGAGCCACTTCGATAATGTGTTTGTTCCAAGTTGCGCCGCCGTTGGGGTTGATCTTATTGGAAGTCTTCTGAATACGTTTACTAACTGTGTCGTTTCCGGGAATCTGGCTTACGCGGCGGGGACAAGGGCCGTCCCGACGCACGGTTTTGTAATGGCCTATGACGGGGCGACCTATAATGCTAACGCCAATACTTTTACCGGATGTTCGGCCGAGATCATAACGACTTCTCCTGGGATTGGGTTCTATTTCAACACGGCCGACAGTAACGTCATTATTGGCGGGACTTCCGAAGGGAACACTATTGGGATTAAGTCTGAGGCCACGTCCGTAAACAATCATTATTTCGGGGTCCATTTCGAGACGAACGGGACGAATACGGTTAATATGACCAAATCTAATTTAATGTTGACCGGGGGCGACACGGCGGCTTCTTTGACGGCGAGCGCCCCGGCGATCTTCAATATGGACAGCACCCTAACCGATCTTGTTTTTACGATTGATACGGACTCTCCGTACCCGGCGGCTATTCAGCACAGGCACCGGACGACGGACGGTTTTGCTTATCCGATCAGCATTAACCCGCTCGGCGGGAATATCAATATCTCGGCTGACGGGCTCGGTGCGATAACAACTATCGGAGGGGTAACGAAGCTGACGATGGCCCATTTCGGGACGATGGTCGCTATCGGTAACAGCGGAGATGCCAAGACGGTTGATTGGACGGCGGGGAACAAGCAAGGAATCACGGCGACCGGGGCTCCTTGTGTTCTCACGTTTACCGCTCCGGCGGGAGCGTGTAATCTTCTTCTAAAGATCACGCAGGGGGCCGGGGGGGCAAAGACGATGACTTGGCCCGCGACCGTTAAGTGGCCCGGCGGGACGGCCGTTGATTTGTCGGATACCGCCTCGGACATTGACATCGTTTCTTTCTACTTTGACGGGACGAACTACTACGGTTCTTCGGCTCTCGACTTTTCTTAGGAGATTGTAAATGGCGAAATATATGCCAGATGCTGTCCTAGACAGCAAACTCGATGTAACGGGGGCCGCCGACAGGCTGTTCATCTGCTCAACTCAGCCGACCACCTACGCCGAGGCCAGCACGACCTACAACCTTGCGACCAAGACCCTGGCGGCCGCGTTCTCTAAGGCCGCCGGAGACACGTCCGGGAGGAAGTTGACTTTGGCGGCGCAGAACAGTATCGCCGTTGATGCCGATGGGTTGGCCCAACATTATGCCCTCGGCATTAATGGTTCATCCACCTTGCTTCTGGTGGGGACGTTTTCTTCGTCGCAACAGGTTTACACCGGGAACACGATTAACTTCCCGGCGACGGACGTTGAGGAACAGCGAGATTACGCTTAACTAGATGAACTAGATGGCGACTACGATCTATCTCCCGTCGTCGGGGTCGGCCGCAGTAACCCCGACTACCTGGAACTTTCCTTTCCAGGCGGCGGCGACCTACACCTTGGCGGGGGCTCTGACAAAGGGGACAACCGCCTTTACGTCGAGGACGACGGCGACGGGAACGACGAGCCCACGGTTTACTTCGGTCATGCGGTACGTCATCGGCCCCCTGGCCGCAACGCAGATTGCGGGGACCGTCAACTTGGTCATGCGGTGCAACGAGAGCAATGCCGGGGCAAATGCGACCCTGGCTCTCGCCGTAAAGCTCATCACTCCGGCTGGCGCGGACAGGTCCGTTCTGCTTGCTTATACGGCCTCAGACCTGGCTTCGTCGCCCTATGAGATGCAAGCGTCCCTTAACAACTGCCGGGCCTATAGCGCGAGTGAGGCGCGGCCGATCACCCTGACGGCGCAGACGCCGACTTCCGGGGACTACTTGGTTGTCGAGATCGGTTTTAGATCGGCGACGACCACGACCAGGAACGTTATCATCCGCCACGGGGATAATAGCGCTAACGACCTCGCGGACGCGGACAGTGGGACGAACGATTACGCGCCGTGGGTTATGTTTTCGCAGTCCCTGCCGTTCATTTGGAACCTGTCAACGAATGAGGGTTCCATTGACGGGGTCGGAGACGCGGCTGGGATCACCCAGGCCCACATGGTTGGGGCCAATGATGGGGCGGTTGTTCTGGCTGGTGATTCCCCGGAAATAGAAGTCCAGAGCGCTATCAATCTGACGACCGACGAGGGGGCTTGTTTTGTCTATGGAGATTCCGCCCCGTTGACACAGGCGCACGCGTTTACTGTTTTAGGGGGGGCCGTTCTTTTGTCCGGGGACTCTCCGGTCTTTTTTCAGGCCCATGGTCTCTCCTGGTTCGGAGGCGGGATAGGGCTTTTTGGGGATGATCCTCCCATAACGCAGGGGCAGAACGTTACGGCCGATCCGGGATGGATCGGCCTGTTCGGGGACGCGGCGCAAAATGACGGCGGGACCGAAACTTCGGAGGCCAAGCGGATGCGCGAATACTATACCATTTCGTTGGATTGTTAGGTCCCAATGGCAAACTACTATGTAAAGAACGGCGGGAACAACGCCCTGGACGGTCTGTCCGATGAAAATGCGTGGGAGACTATCGCCAAAGTAAATTCATCCGCCGGAGCCAATAGCGTCTATTTCAAGTGCGGTAGCACGTGGCGCGAAAAACTAGTCCTCCCCGGTAGTGGGACGGAAGGAAACCACATCGTCATCGGCTCCTACGGGACCGGGGCCAAGCCGCGCCTCCTTGGGTCTACGGCTCCAACCGGATGGGATCAAACTGACATTCCCCCGGACGTGGCCCTCCCTGCGAACTGTTGGAAGGCGACCCTCGCGGCGGCTCCTTCAAGCGACTTAGTATGGTTCGTCAATGCGGACGGGACTGTTTCGTGGGGGACTAAGCAAGCCGCCCTTGGGGATTGTAGTGCCGAATACGAATGGTATTGGCACGCCTCCGGGTATCTTGTCGTTTATGCCGCAACCGACCCGGACTCTCGATATACGTCCATTGAGGTCGCTGTCGCGGCCCTAGAGCCTATCATCACCGGGACCAGGAACTACATCACTATCCAGGACCTTGAGATTGCTTTTAGCGAGGCACGGGGGATCAATGCCGACGAGTGGAATACGGGGTTGATTCAGCGGTGCCTGATCCATCATATCGGCTATCAGAACGCCGGGACCGCAGAAGGGATCGCGGATTCGTCGGTGAACCTAACAATCACCGGGAATACAATCCACAACTGCGGGAACCATGGCATTTTCGTTATCGGATACGACTCTACTTGTAACCCGACTCTCATCACGGGGAACACGGTTTATGACTGCTATCACACGTTGATAGATGTTCAGGCCAGCAATACGGACATCCAGAACATTGTAATTACGAAGAACATTCTTTACACGACCGCTGATTATTCTTTTCCCGCTCTCGGTTGTAACGCGATCTTTGTCCAATGGCAAAACCCGAAAATAGTATCAAATATCGAGATCAGTTACAACCTTATAACATCTAGATTCGGGGCGGGTATATTCATTAGTGCCGGGGTCGGGCCTGGGGTTACGATTTACAACAATACGGTGAACGGGGAAAATGCTCTCCTGGGTGCCGGGTTCTATCCGTGTGTGATTAGCCAAACCGCGACGGCCGGGGCGGTTACGCTCAAAAACAACATTTTTGGTAACAGTCAGACGGCGGGTCTCTACGCTAACCCGATAGCGGGGGTCACGGCATGTGACAACAACTGCTATTACAATTCAGTCGGAACGGTTTATGCGCAGACACAGGCGGGGTCGTATCATTCCGACGATTTTGCGGCCTACAAAACGGCGACGGGATGGGAGACTAGCGGGCTGTGGGAGAACCCTCTATTCGTGACCCCGGGTTCTGATTTCATGCTTCAATCCGGGTCTCCGTGCGTTGATGCGGGGGCCGACGTTGGCCTCACGACGGACATCTTGGGGGTGGCCGTCCCGCAGGGTTCGGCCCCGGACATCGGGGCCTACGAGAGAGCGCCAGAAGATTTGTTCCTGTGCGTTTTTTGGGATATGTGATGCCTAAATCAAGCGAGATTTGGCCTAATTACGATGGCGAGAATGAGGTCTATAGGACTTGCCGAATGTGTGGAGACCTGTCAACGGAGACCCCTGTTACGGAGGCTCCTGACGATTTGCTGTATTCGGGGAGACTTTATCCAGAAAGCCAGATGATCCAGGAAGAAGACGGGTATTGGTATTGTCAAACGCATTGGAAGATCAGGTGGCCCGCCAAGCGGCGGGACGAATGGAAAATGGAAGTAGAGGAGGAGACCGAATGAGTTTTGTTCTTCAGCCCTGTAAGGGGAGGATTTATGTCATTCTTGACCCCGTGGCCGAGATGAAGATTGGACTTATTCATTTGCCAGATAAGCACCGGGAGCCGTCGAGGATCGGGACGGTCAAGGCCATCGGCGAAGAGGTTACGGAGTTTAATCCCGGAGACCGGGTAGTGGTCAGTTTCTTTTCCGGGGTTGTTGTAGAGCGGCCGGAAATTACTAAGCCGGGAGACTCCGAGGACGTGCATAGGGTTTTCACGAAGGATGAGATTTACGCCAAGATTGTTGAGGCGTAGGAGTCTTCATGGGTGCATATACGTTCTCTAACTTTCAGGACTATCTTCTTGTCCGCCTTGGGAATAACACCGCCTTTCAGACCCCGACAAACTACCTTTCGGTTTGGGTCAATGCGGCCTACCGGAGGCTTTGCAATATGGAGAAAGTGCCTGGGATGCGGGGAAGAATTTACTTCCCCGAACTAGAGGCGGATACGACTTCCGGCACGGCCGACGGTGTAGTGTATGTCTCTGTGCCGTCCAACTGCTTGGCGGTGAGGGAAGTATTCGACGAGACCAACGCCAAGCGGCTGGATTGGATTCATTGGAGCAGGTATATCGGATTTACGGACAGGTTAACCAATACGGCTGAGCCCAACTATTGGCATCGGGCCGGGAGCAGGATTTACATCTACCCGACTCCTGGCGGTTCATATACCGTAAGAATCTATTACCGCCGGAAGCCGACTTCGCTTTCGCTGTCCACGGACGTTACTCTCCTTGGGTCAGAGTGGGATGATGTTATTCTAGAGTTTGCTACTATGATCGCCTGGAATTGGCAGAATCAGCCGGAGAAGGCCGAGTATGCTAAGAAGGAGGCATTCGATTTAATCTCGCCGCTGGTTGGGGTTTATGACTCCGAGGAAAAGGCGCGGCGGGAAAGCATCGAGCCGGATCAGGCGTATATCAATAAGGACTCCTACTAATGTATGAAGTATCGCACGTGGTTCGCAGAAACAGGGAATTGCGGGAATGGGTTATCCAGACATTTGACGAGCAGGGTCAGGCGGCCGCGTGGAAAACAGTTGAGAAATTACGGGAGATGTATCCCGAGTTTGACGTTACTTTTCAGGGTGAAATTATCTACCATGAGGTTAACAAAAGAGTCCTTGTGGATAGGGGGTGAATAGTGGGAATACCGAATGCGGGGTTAGTTCTATTGTCTGGTTTGACCGGGGGGGTGGGTGCTCCGGCCGCCGCGACGTATGCCGCTTACGGGACCGGAACAACGGCTTTTGCCACTTCGCAGACGACGCTCGTGGCCGAGACGGCACGTGCCGCCGCGACCGTGACCCAGGCGACAACGACGGCGACGAATGACACGACACAATGGACCAAGGCATTCACGATCGGTGGGACGTTGACGATTGGGGAGGTTGGGGTATTTAATCATTCCTCTACCGGGTCCATGCTGACGCGGGACGTTCTTTCGTCACCGAAATCCGTTGTATCGGGAGACACGTATACGCCGACGGTGAAATTGGTGTTTGCCCGGCCCTAGGTGATTCGTGCGGCAGAAATACGTTGTGAGGCCGCTTTCCAGCGGGATGCTGACCGATATTCCATCGGTCTATCTGCCGGGGTCTTATTCTCCGTCTGAATTGAATATTCGGATTAAGCAGTCGAGCATTCAGAAGCGGCCTGGATATACCTTGGATCGGACCTTGAATGCGGCTATCCTCGGAATCGTTCTTTACCAGCAAAGCGACGGGGACAGATACACGCTGTATTTGACGGAGACTGATCTGGCCCGCCGCGAGAGCACGGGGACATATTCATTCAAGACAGAGACCTATACGACGGGGTCGGTTACCAATATCACGGGGGCGACCGTAACGGGAAACGCGACCGGGTGGGACACTTCTGGAATTGCCGCCGGGGACAAGTTTATTCTTGACGCAGACCACACGGCGGCCAGCGAACTAGACGCTCAATGGGCTCAGGTATTGACCGTTGACGGGGCGACACAGATCACCCTGACGGCGACCTACGGGGGAACGACGGGGGCGCTTCCTCCGGACTCTACCTATAAGGCCAGGAAACCCTATACCGTCCCGGCCAACGAACGATGGGCCTGGGCGATTGTAGACGACAACTTCTATTTCTCCAATGGGAATACGGATGTCCAGAAGTGGACAGGGGCCGGGTATGCCTCGGCCGTTGACTCGACTAACGCCAAGCAAGCGCGGCATTGCATTGAATATGCAGACCGGCTGGTGCTGGCCGACCTATGGAATGTCGGGGCCGGGGCACGCGATCCGTATCTAATTCAATGGTCCAAAAACCTTGACCCTACGAATTGGGTAGACTCTACGGCCGGGAGTGCGGCATTCTTGGATACGGATGATATGATTACCGGGCTTGGGAAGGTTGGGGCGAATTTAGTAGTTTATAAGCGGGACAACATCATTATCGGGAATAGGACCGGGACCGCCACAAGCCCGATTGAGTTCCCCGTCACTCGGCGCGGGAAGGGATGCGTAGCTCCGTATTCGATCCTTGAGATTTTGGGGACGAATGTGTTTTTAGGCCGGGACGACTTTTATATGATTGACGGGGATTATCCAAGACCTCTGTCGAAAGAAAAGATGCGATGGAAGTTCTTTGATATCGTATCTACTACTCAGGCGGAGAGGACGTGGGCCGGGCATAATTCTATTTTGAGCGAGGCATATTGGGTTACGGACACGGACGACGGGAGGTCATGTTTCGTTTGGAATTACCTTAACGATGAGTGGTATATGTATATGTTCACGGATGAAATGCTGGCGTTCGGTCGGGGAGAAGTCTAGTGGCGTGGATTACCGACCTTTCTGCCTCTCCGGTCAGCACTAGTCAAATTGACCTGGCGTGGACTAACCCGGAGCTATACTCCCTCAATGCCCTTTACAAGAAGTCCGACGGCGGATGGGAATTCTATGCTTGGGTTGAAGCGACGGCCGGGGCAGGGTCGTATTCCGTTTCTGGACTTGATGCGGGGACACTGTATTATTTTATCATCTATACCACGTTGTCGGGCGGCTCGGGGGTCGGGTGGTCCAACGAAACAAGCGCGACTACATTAGTTAATCTTCCCGTCGCCCCATCTGGAATGTATTGCTACAACGATGGGGCTCAGACTTATATTTCGTGGACGAACAACGATACTTACGATCTGATAGAGATTGAGTATAACACTAACGGTGGGGCCTTTGCCGCATGGCAGACTCTGGGTGGGTCGGCCACCTCAGAGAACGACTTTCTTGGGACCCTGAATGACACTATCGGATATCGAGTTAGGGGGCATAATGCCTCCGGGTATTCAGATTATTCTAATTACGCCTACACGACCTATTGGGGGGAAACGACCACCGACACGGTTAACGTTTCTACGCAATTCTCCGACTTTGTGACCGAGGGCGGGGGCGGGGGATACGGGGATGATATCGTCAACGTAGTCAACGTTTCCAATACTGTCACTCACGCTTTGGTCCTGGCCCAGACATTTACGAATACCGTGAACGTTACGTCTGTTCTTGGCGGGACTTCAACCATGAGAACGGACTACGGGTATTATTTCGGGGATGAAACGGGGAAAGTTTATCTATTTGACCCGGCCTATTTGGCAGATAATTCTACGGCGTTTACGTCTACCTGGACTAGCCGGAGGATGGACTTTGAGGATCAGTTTCCTGGGATGGGGAGCAAGTGGAAGATCATCTACGGGGTGAGAATCAAATACAAAGATTTGTATAACGACACGCCGCTGATCCTTTCGATTAGCGCGGACGGGGGAGTGACGTGGACGGATAATAGTCGGTCGGTCGGGTCCGGGGCGACCACTGAGAAGGATGCGGAGTTTCATTTCCTCCCCTTGGCCGGGCAGATGTTTATTTTTAGGATAGCCTCCACATCCACAACGACCGCCTTCCAATTGCTCGGTATGGACATTGCGTTTGATGTGGCCGGGGAGAGTTTTGAAATCGGGGCATGGGCATCATGAGTGAACAATCTCCGAAATCATTTCCCTACCCTCAGCCCGGTCAGGATCAGGCAGAGTATTTAAGGAAGTTGTATATCTCATTGACGGAGCGGGATTCTCAGCAGACGAGATCGACCCACCCCCTTGTGTCGGCAACGCACACGGCGGCGGGATTGACCAACGGCCACTTTTTAAAAGCCACGGGGGCAACGACTTTCGGATTTGCCGCCCACGGCCTAAGCCATTCCGACTTGGGGTCCGTGACGGCCAACCAGCATCACAGTCAGGCCCATGTCCTAGACGGGGCCGACCATACTGTTAGCGGGCTTACGGGCGGGCACTTCCTCAAGGCGACTGCGGCGACGACGTTTGCGTTTGGGGCGCACGGCTTGACCTATACTGACGTTGGCGCGGCGGCGACTTCCCACACACACGCCAACCTGACCACTACGGCCAAGGCTTCGGCTTATTGCGGAAGTAATTATGTCCCGTCTGCGAGTAGTTGGCTTGAAGTTACTCTTGATTCCGAAGTGTACGACCCCGGCAACAGCTTCGCCTCCAATGCCTTTACCGCCCCCGTAACCGGATATTATCTGTGTTGTGGGGCAGTCCGCGTAGCCAATGCTTCCGGTGCGCCAAGGTCGATTTCTACGGGGTTCGCCGTGGACGATGCGCTGGTGGTCATTCCCGGTAGGCATACTAATCTTCCGAACGGGGATACGTTGGCCGAGACGGGATCGGCGATTATTTCTGTCACTTCGGGGCAGACGATTAAGTTGTATTTTTACATAGACGATAAAACCAACGTGACGGTGCAGGGGTCGGCTTCACCGATTACATATCTGTCGGTGCATTTGCTTTCGGCATGAGGAGAGAAGTGGACGAATCTGAACCTCCGGGTGCGAACAATGTGGTTCCTGATCGGCGCGACACTAGGGATGGCAAGGGAGTTCCTTTGCATAAAATATCAGAAGGCGGTTATATCCCGGTCGCGTGTGCGGGGCTCACTCGCTTCTTTGGTCATTGGTCTTATGGACTTGTTTGTAGTGGCGAAAATAGCGGAGGCCATGGTGGATAAGAACATTTGGGCCTTGGCCGGTCCGCTTGGGTTAATCGCCGGGGAAACGATCGGTGCGTTTGTGGGGATAGGGAGTAAGGGAAAATGACAGAAATGATTGCTCCGTATATCTCGCGGACCGAATACGAATGCCCGCATTGTCATGCCCTGCCCCCGGACTTTACTGACCGGTCGGCTTATGCCATCCTCTTTGAGGACTTTAGGTTGATTCGGGAGAAGTGGGGCAAGCCGATTGTCATCACGTCCGGGTATAGGTGCCTAGAGCATAACAAAGCCATCGGCGGAGAGGGGTGTTCGGTCCACGTGTTCGGGTTGGCTTTAGATGTAGCGGTGAAGGCGGGGACGCAACAAGAGTTCCGCGATTTTGTTAGATTTTTTAACAACGACATTCGGATAGGGTGGAAGCGGTATTTGGAGACCGGGATACCGATATGCCATTTGGACGTAGGGTATTGCATGTATCCGCGCCCGTCGTTGGCGTTCAGGGATGGTGTGGAATGGTAGAAGAAGTAAGGATTGATTGGGCCAGACTAGAGGCCCCGCTTTGTCATTTCAGGTTTTGGGTTCCCGGCAATCTTAACAAGGCCGGGATCGTAGCTCAGAAGTTGTGTACGGAATACCTTTACACACCTGACGAAAACAGGCAATACGGGATAGCCCTATCCAAGACCCTGGCTTGCCTAGAGCAGGTCAATGTTACGGGGCTACATCTTGCGTATGAAACGGGTGACTTTGGCGGGGTCCTTGTTTTTTCCGATATCGTTCCTGGGTTCACGTGTCACGTGTCTTGGAAGATTTGGGATAAGTCGTTATGGACTCCTAGTTTCGTCAAAGAGGGGCGAGCATTAGTGGCCTCCGTTATGGACGCATTTAAATTGGAGAAGATGGAATCGGAGACGGCTGACCCCAAGGTGGCGCGGGTAGCTAAATTGGCCGGGTTCTCCATTGAGGGCGTAAAGAAGAAAAGTTTTAGGTGGGACGGGAAATTATATGACCTAATGATGCTTGGCATGGTCAGGGAGGGTGGAAATGGCTAATGATGGTAGTATGGGATTCTGTAGTGGGAAACCGATTGAAACTTCCCCTGGTGTTCCAAAAGATGTTATGCCGCTCAGAAAGGACCTCATTAAGACCGTCCAAGAAATGGCGGCACGCGGGGCGACCCCGTATTACGGGAATCTCGCATCTAATATTAACCCCTTAATGGAACAGGCCGCTAACTATTATTCAACTCGCATGGGATATGGCCCCTACAAGCGGTCGTCTCCTATTCAGGGCGGCGTAATGGGAGATTGGGGCGGGAAAAATGTGACCGGGAATACGACTACCGGTGGTGTCCAGACGACCGGGAGTGGGTCCAGGGCGTTCACCACCGGGGGGCAGGGAGGGCTTGTCGGCGGGTCAGGTGGAGGCGGAGTAGGGAAGCCGTCGTATGTTGGTCAGGGGGCGACGGGTCCAGCCCCGGGGATAAATCCTCAAATGATGGCCCTTCTTTCCATGCTCCTGGGTGGACGACAATGACGGACTATTTAAGTCAATACAAAATCTGGAACACGCCCATTAAGAACCGGACGCAGACGATGTTCACTCGGTTCGTCCAGATGCCGCACGGCGAGACCAGGACGTTCTTTTCTGATTCTCAGGAGGATTGGAAGCGGCGGCAGGACCTATTCAAGAATTACAAGCTCAAGACGAAATACGATCAATACTTTGAAAACGCAGGGGGTGAGTCATGGTAAGTTGGGACGCTCTTGGTCAAATGTATCCTGGTCAGAGTGGTCAGATGCCAGCCGGGCAGGGCGGCGGACAGGCCGCAACCGGCGGGTATCCGTATCCTGGCGCGGCGTGGTCTCCGTATAACCAGCAACAGCGGCAGGCTCCTACCGGCCCCGGATATCCGGGTCAGACGGATTGGTATAACCCCGCAAAGATGGGGCCTCAGAACCAGGGATTTCAGGGGCCTCCGCAGGGCGGGTTTCAGACTGCTCCTGGCGGTGGTCCGGGTGGTGGCTATAACCCTGCCCAGGTGCCGCAGATGCCCTACCCTGGCGGACAGCCTCAAATGATGAATCAGGTTCGCCAGCCCGGACCTTTCGGAATGCCGTATCCCGGGGCTTCGCAGAATCTGTGGGGAGGGCAGAGGCCTCAGGCTTTGAATCCTTGGGGCTATCAGCCGCCTCGACAGTCCAATCCGTGGGGTGTCGGCGGATATGCTACCGCCCCGGGCGGGGGTTCGATAGGCGGTTATGACCCTAGATTTGGTCCTCAAAACGGGTGAACCATGGCCTACGGATATAATCCTTGGCAAAAGGCTCCGCCCCAAACGGGGCAGAGTTATAATCCTGCACAGGGTCCGCAAAACGTCGGACAGCAGGGGAACGTTGGAGTCAACCAAGATTGGGGCCAGCAGTACGATCAGTATTCTACTTGGAATCCCGGCCAAGATTGGCTTAGCCAATACGGAAATGACACCTATAACATTACCGATGAGCGGTGGTTGAATAGTGGTGAAGCGGCGGCCAATAACATTCGTCAGAATTGGTGGCACAATACTAATTGGAACCCGATGGGCGGGGGGTCAGAAACTAGCGTCTATCATCCCTATTATGGCTGGCAACCTTATGAGCAGGTGGCGGACTTTTACAGGAGCGCCCAGGGTCCGGTAACGTGGGATCAGTTTACAAATACCGGATGGAGTCCAAACATGAATTTCCCAGGATGGTACGAAGGCGGCGCTGGTGGCGCTGGCGGCGGAGGGAGCGAGTCTGGCGGGGGAAATGTTATTGATATCGCAGGGATTGATCCAAAAGAAGTAGATACGTCTGGGGTGGTTGGGACCGATCCAAACGAATGGTATGGGACAGAACAGGGTCAAATGCAATACCCGTGGGCGTGGGAACAGGCGAGTGGTGTTCTGGGGCCGATGTCTGAAACCGGGATGCCAGCAGATTGGGACCCTTGGTATCAACAGGCCAAGCAGGTAGCTCAGACCGATATTCAGGATCAAATTTCCCAGGCCGCAGAACAGGCCGGTCTTAGTGGTTTAAGATGGTCAACGCCGCTTGGAAGATCGGCCCAAGATATCGCCGGAAGAAGGATGGCGGAGTTGGGCCAGGAGTGGACTTCTCAGCAGTTGGGCGCGCTAGAGAACGCCAGGGGACGACAATTGCAGTCCACGGGGCAACTCGCCGGGCTGGGACAGAATTACGCTGATTATGAGAACATGTTGGCTCAGGGGGCGTATCAGACCGGGCAGGGTTTGATGGGCGCGGAGCAGGGTATTTATGACAAGCAGATGCAGGAGTTTATGAGACTTGCGGCAGAAAACAACCCCTGGCTTAGTATGCTTTTTCAGCTTGGGACCGGACAGGGGGTGGCCCAGCAATATCAGCCTAGTGTCATAACTCAGATGTTGGGGGGGGCAGGAGCAATCGCGCCGTTGGCCGGGCTTTGTGGTGGGAAGTAGGAGAATACCATGGCAAACGACTTTTATAATCCTTTTATGAAGGGTCCGGACTTCGCCGGAGGACTCAGCGGGGTTATGTCGAACCCCATGATTATGATGATGCTCCTCAAGAAAATGCGGGGTCAGCCGGGACAGATGGGGGATACGCCGCTTGGGGTTCAGGGGATGGGTGGATTTCAGGGGACGGGTGCGAGGCCGGGGAATGAATTGATGTCTCAGGCTACATTACCGGGGATGATGCAGGACCAGGAGATGACGCAGGGCCAGGGAATTGACCCGCAGATGCTTCAGATGATTATGCAACTCCTCCCATTGCTAGGGCTCTAGCTAGATAGATTATATGGGGGTGTTAAATGCCTGTTAATGTAGGCTACAACCCGATGGACCCTGCTAGGTATCAATTATCTCAGCAGGAACTTCACCAAAATAAACTCCAAAATTTGGTGCAGACTTTATTGGCTATGCAGAAGATGCAGGAGGAGCAGGATTGGCGGTCAAGGGAATTCGACTACGAATCAGAGCAGGACAAGTTTAAGAATCTCTTAGACGAACGCCGTGTCGGGGCCTATGAACAGGCGGTTAAGCCACAGCCGGACAAGCCCAGGCCGTTGTCAGATTTTGAGACAAAGGTTAAGTTCTATGTTGACCAGGGGATGTCTCCCATAGAGGCGGCGGCTCGGGCGCAGGGGCAATTCCCGGACGTCGCTCAGCAGACAGTCATCCCTGATGATGTTGCGACCGCGATCGAAAAGAATATGCGATGGTCCGCCGGGACAGTTTCCGGGATGTCGAACGATTTAAAGAAATCTACGCTTGCCGAATATTTTGAAAGGTCGCGGCAAAAAGACCCCAAAGAGCCGACCCAGAAGCCCCAATGGACAGACCCGGCGCACCAGCAATATTCTCATATCGACAAGGTCTTGGCCGACTACGATGCTGAAATAAAAGAGGCGGTAAGGGCGCTTGGGCCAACGTCGGCCAAGGAAAAGAACCCTCAAAGACTAGCCTTGGCAAAGCAGATTAAGAACATGGATGGGGTCGTAACCTTTTTGAGACAGGCCCAGGGCAAGGTATCAATGGGCCAGCCCCTGTCTCCAGAGGAGTGGAGCACCGTTTTGAAAGTCCAGGATAAGAGTAAGGGCAAGAATCTCCCGGCGGAATGGTGGAACATGAGCGGGAATGTGCCACCGCCTCCACCCGGTTTTATCATTGATAAGTGACCCCATGTCTGAAGCACCGCAAACAGCGACTGACCCCAAGACCGGGGAAATGGTGGAACTAGTCAACGGGAAGTGGGTGCCCGTCCAAACCGCCACAAACCCCAAGACCGGAGCGAGGGCGCACTACGTTGCTGGACAATGGGTAGAAAGCCAACCGGGGCCTAAAGAGGGATCATTCGCGTGGGAAATGGAAAGAAAGATGGCCCCTATCAAGGGGACCTTGGGTTGGTTGAAAAATGAATTCGGCAAACGAAGCAAGGCTTATGACGAGAATATGCCGCACGTCGATTTGAAGCAACTTGTGTCTGCCGAACAATGGGAGCAGACCGCCAAGAACATCGGACCGAACCTAAAAGACGTGTGGCAGGGGATGGTTGTACAACCGGCCAAAACAATCGCCAGGGCCTTTACGGATTCTCCGAGTCCGTATGGTAGATATGCGTATTTGAAACCCCAGAGCGAGGCTCCGAGAGTTTTGGCGGAAGGCGAGCAATCACTTCAAAAGGAAATGGCCGATCTCGGAATGGGGGCTCTGACTTATATCCCTCAACTTTTAGGTGAGGTTATCAAAGACCCCCTGAGGGCTATTCGTGAGAAGCCCGCAGAGGTTGCCTTATTGCTGGCCGGGAAGGCCGGGAAAGTTGTAAAGTCCAGGCTTGGTGAAGCAAAGATAAGCGCCCTTAAAAGCGAACTTAGCAAGCGGGCGGCTAGTCAAGGGGCCGTTTCTGTAACTATGGAAAAGGCGGGGGCCGAGGCAGCTGAGGCCGGGGGTCGGGCCAAGTATCAAGCTAAACTTGAGGAAATGGCCAAGACTTCTCCTGTGGGAGAATCTTTCGCTGACCTTATGGATCAGCCCGAGATTCAGATTCGTGGACGAGGGAAAGCATTGCAGATTATCCCCAAAGACCCAGAGGGGTATTCCGTTCAACTCGACTACTTGCCGAAGGCTGACCCGATCATTCTTGCGGAGATTGACCCAAAGTTTGCCCTAGATCAAGCATTGGCGAAGGACTTTATCCCCGGCACCAGCCCGGCCACACCGCCGCCATTTACCGAGTTGCCGTGGGACAGGGTTCCGCAGAGGCATCGGGCGGTTGATGCCAAGACGGTGGCCCGCCGGGGCGGGCTTGAGGCGCGGGGGCTATCCCAGCAATTCGTGGATGCCAACGGGAACAAGATCGTATTCGCCGATGCCATAAAAGCGGCGCGGTCCCGTCCTCCTGGGGCTCCTCCGCAAATGCCCGCTAATGCGCCCATCCCAAAGGGGGAAAGGGCCGTCCCGTATGCTTACGGAGCCCCGAAACTAACGGCTGATGAGATTGTTGCGTCTGGCGGGAAAATTCCCGTAGTAAGTGACGCAAAGTCCAGGGTCCCTGTTATGCTGGAAGAACTTGAGCCCTTTACGTCAGGCCGGGCACAGGATATTAAATGGGGGCTTACGAAGGTCGGGGGGACTATTAAGTCGGTCCTACAAAACCCGTATCGGGTAACACAAAAATATGCCCCAATTCAACCGCTCATGGAGGCGTATAACGCGAGCACGGACACAATCGCCAGGGGCGCATTTCAACTGAAGGCTAGACTGCGAGAGTTTGAAAAGACTCCTGGTTTGCGCAAAGATTCCCGCAAGGTCCTCATGGCCCACATGACGGCGGAACAGCCCGGTGGGGAAATGGCCGTGAAGTTGGGCGGGCTAGAGCAGTATCTACAGATGCCAGAGAGTCCGTCCGAGGCCGCTATTCATAAAATGATAAAGGAAGACTACGCCAAAGTTGGCCCAAAGATCAATGAGGCCCGCGTTAAAATGGGGCAGGAACCGATTCCCCTATTGGACAACTATTCTCCCTTTACGATTAATTGGGATATTCTCGACAAGGCCGACCTAAGCGTTCTTACAGACCCGAAAGATGTTATCGAAACGACCCTGCGGGAGTTTAACAAGCCCGTTGATACAATGAAATGGCAGTATGAGAAGCGGACGGGGGCACCGCCTGTTATACAAGACGCATTTAAGGCGTATGAGATGTACATGCGCCGCGCCAATACGATCATCGGCTTGGCCCCGACGGTCGCCAAGGGGGCGTCATGGCTCCATGACTTTACGATCCCAACCCCAGACGGGAAAGGTCAGGTTTTTCGGCTTAGGGAGAATTATCCAAACCTCCACATCTTTCTGAGATCGTGGGTAGATGCCGTGGCCGGGAAGCGGTATGGCTCTAATCATCCGTTAATGAAGGGCCTGGAGCATGGGGCGGATATCCTGAACCGCCATATTTCTAGGGCGGTCATGTCCGGGAACGTACGAACGACGATGATTCAGCCGACTTCCCTTAGAAATAGCCTGGACAGCCTGGGGTATAAATATACTATAGAGGGGATGGTTGATAACCTTAGCCCGACCAAGCGCAAATTCGCCATGGAGTATTCGGATGTTCTGAGACAGAGGAATAGCCCATATCTGTATGTCGAGGAATTAGATAGGACGCGATTCAAGACGATGGGGGATGTTCTGTTTAACATCGGCAAGAAGGGGAGCATCCCTCTGCAGGCCTTAGACCTGGAGGCGGCCAGGGCTACGTGGCTTGGGGCGTATCGGCGGGCCATAGATTTAGGCAAAGACCATCGGGCCGCGTTTAAACATGCCGATCAGATTACGCTTCTCACGCAGTCGTCTGGGGCCGTCGGGCACCGCCCGGCCATCCAGCAGACGCCGACCGGGAGGCTCTTGACTCAATTCCAAAACTTCGGGATCAACGAATGGAATCACATCGTTGAAGAAGTATTCGGAAAGGGAACGCATATTTCCGGGCTGGCCCGGGCCACGAACATCGTGCGGTTCATTACTGCCACGTCGCTGGTCAATGCCGTGTTCGAGGATGTCCTTAACGTCCGTTCCCCGTTCCCGAATCCCATGGGGGCGGTCAGGGATTATTGGCAGGGGCAAGAAGACCCCTCTGCTTTGGGGGCTATCGGGGCTGGGCTAAAGGAAGCGGCAGAGACCGTCCCCGTGGTCGGAGGAGCAATTCGGTGGTCAGATGCCCGTGGGAGAACATCGCTTCCGGCCGCCGCGCAGACCGTCTCGGACCTCTTTACAACCACCGGGAAAGTGCTTTCTGGTAAAATTAAGCCGAGGGACCTGGAAGTTCTATTTAAGATCGCTGGGGTCCCCATGACATCCCAGGCATTCAAGACGTTCAGCCGTCTTTCTCAGGGTAAGTCTTTGTGGGAGGCGATTATAGGGACAAAGACGGAAATAGAAAAACCGCAGTCTGGTCCGTCATATTTCGTGAGATAAGTCATGAGCAAAGTTACGTCTCCCCTGGCGTTTATCATCTGGGCGGCTCTCCTGACAGGCGGGTTCATATTCGCGGGGTTTCACAAGGATGCCCCATTTGGACTATTTTCTGAATGGCTTACGGGTGGATTGGTCTTTTATATTTCCCGCCGCCTGGGGAAGTTCTGGGTCGGATTGAAATATGGTTGTAAACAGCCGGAAAACGGAGTTATGAAAAATGGCAGTCCAATTGACTAAACCTATTCTGATCGGGCTTGCGATTATCCTGCTTATTGTCGGCATCACGTCTGTCAACAAGGCGTGTAAACTTACGGATAAGGTTTCGTATCTTGGCGGAGAGCTAAAGATTCTTCGGCAGGAAGCCGCGACTCTCAAGAAAGATAAGCTAGCCGAGATCGCCAAAGCCGAACAGACAAAGAAGGACATGGACAAGATCGTCAAGGCCAAGGATACTGACATTGCCAGGAAGACCGAGATTATCAACCACTTGACCGGGACCATCGGCCAACTAGACGATGCCCTGGCCGTCGCCAAAACGGACGCGGAGAGGGTGATTATTCTCACGGCCCAGGTAAAACAATGGTCCGATAAGTTTACCTTGGCCGAGGGGATCATTGCAGACAAGGATGATGTTATTTTTAGCCTGAATGCGAAATATGAAGCTCAGGTTAAGATTAGCAACAATTGGAAGGCTTTGTTTGATACGGAAATTACCAAGTCCAAGATACAGGAAGACTTGTCCTCCGCGCTCAAGCGGGACCTGCGGCTTTGCAGATTGGGCGGAAGGGTCAAGTCTGGGCTTGTTATAGCGGGTGTGGCGGCCGTGGTGTATTTCGTCGCCGCGAAATAAGGGGGAGGGAGGACATGAAATGGATTGGACACAAATAGGCAGTGCGGCGGCGGTGACAACCCTGGGGTTCTATGAAGGGTGGAGATACTTCAAGGAACGCCGAGGCAGGAGAAAGGGCCTGTTAGGCAATCCTGCCAGATGCCAGGACCATGAAACAAGACTACGGGAAGTGGAAAAATGCACTATCGGCATTAACGCGGTTTTGCCGATGATAAGGGATGATATTGCCGAGATCAAAGAAAGCCTCAGAGACTTTAATCAGCGAACTTAGGAAGTCTCCTGAATCTGTCTCAGACACTACGGTTAAATCTGAGTTTGACCTAATGTTTGCCCCTGAAGACGCAGGGGAATGTCTAATCAAAACGTCCCTGACAAAGCCCGTATTAAAGTCAAAGGTGTCTGAGGAGTTATCTGTATTAATGGAGATTTTGTTTGGAACTTGAATATAACCGCAACCAGATAATCCGCGAATTTTTTTCCCGCCTCTCTATCGAAGATCAGAAGGAATGGCTCATCCACCGCCGGGCCTGTGATCAATCCCTGTTCTTTTTTATCAAAGAAATGGGGGCCTTCATGAAGGGCGGGGGCGGGGACTCAAGCCTTTTCATACATCGCCCAATCTGTGACAGGTGGCAAAACCCAGACACATATAGACAGGCCGTCCATATGCCACGGGCATGGAGAAAGACGACCTGTTTAACCATCTGGGGGAATATCTGGGAGTATCTTCAGAACAACGAAATCCGGATTCTTGTGCCGTCCGAGAAGCAAGACACGGCGGCGAAATGGATTAAGCAGATAGGGACATTGGTCTTGAATCATCGTCGCCTAAGGTGGATATACCCGGAACTCCTTTTCATAGACAACGAATACATCCGAACGCATAGGTGGTCGGGGTATCAGATTGACATGCCCAGGGTGGGGTTTTACCCGGACCCTACGATCGAGTGTGTGGGGATTCGTGGCGCGGCCCAGGGCGGGCACTACGATCTCGTCTCTGCGGATGACCTCGTAGGCGAGAAGGGCTTTGAGTCGGCCATCGTCATGGAAGATGCAAAGCGGTGGTTGGATAACGTGGAAGAACTCCTGGACGACCCGTCATTCAGGCCCGGTGCATCGCGCATCCGCATCTTAGGAACTCATTGGAGCCCCTCCGATATCGGAACATACATTCAAGACCGCTACCCGGAGTTTGCTTTTTTCATCGTCCCCTGCCGCAAAGATTCAAAGCTTCAGCGTGATCCGAAGAAGCCGGAACAAGTCACGTATATCAATAACCCGCTGTCGGAAGAGAGCGAGTCCAACTTTCCGGAAGCCTTCCCCACGGAGCACTATATCAAGATGCTGGCGAACCCCGAAAAGGAAATTCAGTATTGGTCTCAGCACATGAATGTCCCTTCCGGTGGTTCTATCTTCACTAAGTTTGACTATGCCTGGATCAGGTGGTATCACTTTGAAGACCGTCCGGCTTTATCTGACCCATCTCGCACGGAGAAATGGATTGTCTGCGATGACGGGAAAGAGTTTAGGGTTAATGACATTCCCCTCTACGGGATGATTGATCCCGGCGGGCTGGCAGAGAAGTGGACCTCTAAGGGGGCTTCCAGGAACGCCATGCTGGTCGGCGGGCAACCATCCGACAGTTATAGGAAGTTCGTTGTGGCAACGTGGGCCAAGAGAATCAAACAGCCGTCTGACTTCAAGGACGAGCTATGGAGGTTGGACGCAATTTGGCACCCAAGATGGAAGGTGGAAATCTTCGGTCAGCAAGCCTACATTTATAGGGACATCCTAGAGGAAAAGAAGAAGCGGGGGTCTGGTATTAGGGTGTCATCACTAGAGGCGGACAACCAAAAGAATGCGAAAGAGGCCAGGATTGACGCACTCAAAGAGCCCATGGCAAACGGGGAGATTTACCTACACAAGTCCATGAAGGATTTAATAGGCGAGATTCAGACATACCCCGGCGGGTTAACTAAGGATTTAGTTGATATGTTGGGGGCGATCAATAAGCATCATTGGACGAGACAAAAGCCTGGGGATTTATTGAAGCAGAATGCTTTTAGGCCGAGGGTTTCCGACGACGAGGACGCCTATGACGAGCGGTCTATTTTGACGGGGTATTAGTCCACGTGATATCTTGGGCCGTAACAAAATAATGGGTCCGCCTAAAAAACCAATTACATATCCAGAACCCCAACGACTAATGACAACCGCACATTCTGAAGCATGGAGTGTAGAAATGGCCGGGTCGGTAACTTGCACTCGGTCGCCAACTTCAAACCCTACCAACTCATCGGCTATTGAATGGGACAGTTTACTCACGCAAGCTCCAATTCGTATTGAAAAAACCATTCCCTATCCGTTGCGTGTTTACAATCCGGAAAAGCGACCCAAACCACAGGCTCAAGATGAACCACAGTCTCAAGGTAAGGATAAGTCTGCCTTATCTGTCCCCGCCTTCCCCGGAAGTGGCCCCTCTCTGTCAGCGCATTGGGTCCAATGATTACGAAGTCGCCTACCTGGAATCCTATTAGATCGGAGGCGACAGAGCGGGATAGTTTACTCATCTAGTAACTCTATGCTTGACTCATACACATACCACGATTCTCCAGTAAAGTCGCTGATTACCCTGGCCTCACGTCCCCCCCCCGGCCAGAAACCGCCCCTCGCGGCTACGGTCCCAGTTATAAATGGAGGACATGGGGTATCCCGAATATATTTAACCCTGTCGCCAATCTTGAATCCAACCAGATCAACTGCAACAGACCGGGACAGTTTACTCAAAACACAAACCGCTTCATCCGCTCATCCAGATCGTCCTCAGCGGCCCCTGGCTCTTCCTTTGTTTCAGGCAGTTCCATGACGATCTTTCTTTCTTCCTTAGTTTCCTCCGCCCCGGAGATTTTGTCAAGGGCCTGGACTACCCTAGGGACCAGCGGCAAGGCGATCAGCGCCTGTTCGTAGAAGGACAACCTTTTCGGCCCGGTCCTCCCCTTGGCCATCCTAAACGTAGGCTTCCTTACGGGGTTCCCGTTTTCGTCTTTATAGATATCGCAGACACAGACCGCGACATCTTGCCCCCCGGATTCCTGTGCCGTGTTGACGACCACGGGGAATACGGCCTTTCCGAAGTCCCCTTCCCAGATACAGGTTGCTCTTTCCCCTGCGCGGGACATCATTTCGGCCATCCATTTGTGCTGATTGGACTGCCTCCATCTCTCTAAATTGGCGAGTCCCCTGAGTCTGGCCTTCTCTTTCCTGATCGCCTGTTTTTCCTCTAGGGTGGCCCCCAATTCAGCGGACGGACCTGAGCCAGGGAGGAGTTTCCTCCTTTTGGAGAGCGGGCTAGGAACACCTGAAGGCATGGTTACTTCTTATTTCGCGGAGTATTCATCCGGTCTTCCAGATAATCAATCCTTTCCGACTGAGCCGTAACAATGTTCAGTAGTTGTGCCATCTCGGTCGAAAGGCTCACCAGGACATTGGACAGGTCTCTAACCATATAGAGGATATCCGTATGGTCCTTTTCAATGTATTCAATGGTTCGGTCGAGGCGCGCGATTTGCGCCCGCGACTGTCGAATCTGTCTGCCATAAAAGATGCTCATTCTTTGTCTCCTATAACTTCGTATTCACCGGGCCAAAGATACCAATAAAATCCTGGCCTTGCTCCGTCTTTGTTCCAGCCGACCTTATTTTTGAGTTTTATGGTTATGTACCCGTGGCCAACCTCAGTAACAATCCCCCCTCTAGACCCCCCAATGCAATGTTGCCACATACCAAGGACCCTCGGAGTCGGGCGCACGCGATCCCCTACCTGTGGCCCGATCAGTTCCGCGCTAACGGCCCTGGACAACTTGCTCATTTTTTCAAATACTCCGCCCATGCTCTCACGCTCATGGTAGCCACGGCCAGACTAAACATGACCGGGCCAAGTCCCTTGCCGTAAGCTTTGGCCCATGGATCGTGAAATTGTTTCCCGGTCCCATGGAGCCTCCCGTGGCACATGGCACAAATAGCGACTTCGATTTCCGGCTCATAACAGACGTGATGGTTCATATACTTATTTCGGTTCCCGCCCAGATGAGAACAGACGGGGCACTTATTCTGCTTCTTCGGCATATTGGACAATTTTATACTCATCACTCAGGAAGAACCAGCCACCGGGGCGCCCGTCCATGTTCCGGCCCTTTCCTGCCTTCCTTGTCCGCACAGAAATATCCCCATCCGAGTAAATTCTAATCACCTTAAACCGGGCGCGTGTTACCTTACTTCCCCACCGCCGAATTCCCGCCTCGGTCGCCATAACCACGTCTCCGAGACGGACGCCCCCAACAAGCGATTCGGCCACGGCGCGGGACAGTTTACTCATGTCTGTTCTGTATGTCAATAATCAGCATTATAGCACAGGCCAATATAAGAAAGCAAATGGCCGTCATCCTGTGCCAAGTCTCCTGTGCCACCGCGAAGTTCAAGAAGGCAAACACGAAGGCGACGACCGCAAAGACAATGGCCAGGGATTGCTTTAAATCCTTGCTCACTTATGCCTCTTAACCAATTCAGCCAAGGCCCAAAAGAGCATCCCTCCAAGGATAACGATAGCCCCGATAAGGCACCAATCCAAAGTGCTTAAATTCACTTGTCCTCCTTTCTTTCCCCAATGGTCTCCCTTAGCCAATTCAAATAAACGCTAGTCTTCTCTAAGTCTTTCCCCGGCTCCCCCTTAAACGGGAACCTACAGACGTATTGGATTAAACTTCCCCATAAAAACCCCTGCCAGGGGGTGACGGGCATAGAGCTTAGCTTGGCTTTAATGAAGTCAATAAGCTCTATTCCACCCGCCGTGTAATGGGCCGGGTGAAGCACCTGATCGGCTCCCCAATCACTTCTCATGTTTGTTCTCCATGTTCGGCTCCTCCCCAAGCAAATACACGGGCATCCCTAATTCAATAGCCCGCGACCGTTCAATACAACTGCCCTCCGAACACTCCCAATTCGGCATCATCACTATGATATCACACCTGGAAATAATTTCCAAGTCCCCGGCCATGAAATCCTCATGGGAAAGATCGTCGCCCTCCATGAAGATATTATTCGTATGGGGACAGATAACCGCATAGCCCTTCTTCCAAAGACCACGGGCGGCGGCACGGGCTGAGCAGATGTTCTCCCATACGTCATTCGCCCCCGGCCCCCTATACGGCCCGGCAAGATAAGCCAAAGATAATCTTTTATTCATTGGTTACAACCACAAAGCCCTTCCCGTTGTTCACGTATCCACGAGGCAAATCACTCCACCCACTAACCCAATCCTCATGTTTAAACTCGGCCCAAACTTTTATCCCGTCTATTTTCACTATTCGCCCAACGGCCCCTGGGCGCACTATCCGTGGGTATAAAGAAGTTGTGACGTAATCACCAATATGAAATTCTCCGGTAAGATCATGGGCTATTTTGTGAGATAGTTTACTCATATTTTCTCCGCAAAAACCGACCCGTTCTCCATTATCTTCTTGTCCTCATACGGCGCAACCTTAACCCTATACCACTCGCTTGCCGCACAGGAAAGAACGCCCATGATCTCATTGTGGATTTCATAGGCTTCTGTAAACTGATTGAAAAAGGTGTCGCACAGGTTGGCAATGAGGTAGTGAAGCTCCCCGGCCGTCTCCGGGGGGGAGTCTTCCATCGCCGCGACGAGGCTTCTGAATTGCTCCCGATCCGTCTTGTTAATGTAGGGCATTGGTCCTCCTAGATAGACGTTTTAGTAAGTCTGCCGAAGCCCTGGAGCCGCTTCCAAACCTGCTCCAACGAAGTCACGTCTTCCTGACAATGTTTTAGAATCCAATCCAGGCTCTTGCTGTCACCAGCCTGGGCCTTCTGCCAAATGTCCGGATTCAACCTGTGCGCCTTAGACGGGATTTCAAGCAAATCACACGCCACCTCTAGCCGGTTCCGATGTAATCTCATCTTCTTCTTGACATAGTCATAGCAGTCCGTAAAGAAGTTATCCCCGTATTCAGGAAAGTCGGCCCCCCATTTCAAGGCGCGAGTCCGAAGAAACGGCACGTCGAATCTCCCGTTGGAACTGTAGTAGCCGATGAGTCGGTCATACTTTTGCGCCGCTTCGTAAAACTCGTGGACAAGTCTTTCGTCGAATTTGTGGGTTCTGATTTCGCGGGGAGTAATACAATGCGATTCAATTTTGTCCCCGTCCGGCTTAATGCACCAGCACAGCATGTACCCGAACGATGCGTTAAGATTGGTGGTCTCAATGTCCAGGAACCCAACGGTCTCTTTAGGACGGTCCTTGACTTCCCGGTCATAGCATCTGGGGTGCTGAAGATAAGCGACGTGGTGTTTACACCTGTGTTGCGCCATCCAAAGGATGTCGTCTTTCGGAAGTTTTGCGATGTTCAACAATTGTTCCTTTCAAACGGATCGTTTCCATAGTAAGCATCGTCACGTTCAATCATCGGTTGGGGCGGGCGCTGACTCCAACTGAGCCTCCCCCCGAGCGCGGCCCAAAATAGAGTAAACGCTAGGCGTAGACGGTCAATCATCTTGTCGCCTTATATGCCTGATACATAGCGTCAACTTCTAACCCGCCCAACTCCATCTCCTTATTCAAATCCGGGTAGGCCAACTCCTGCTCTTTCGACTGCCCCTGAAACCCCGACGCCGTCAAATGCTCATACCCCATAGTGTTCTCAAGCATCCACTTGGTTATTCCATAAATCTGTGCAACATTCGGACGCCTCCCCTGGCCCGCTGGAAGCCACGGCCAAGTCAGCCCCAGGCTAGAATGGAATACGTCCTCACCGTCGTTACTGCCGTAGTACCCCATCGACATTAGAGTATGGACCCCGCTACCCGGCCCCTTGGCCCAGCCCTTTTCCTCGTCAAAGATAGTAGACATCGACCCGACTTCGTGAGAGGTCGCTGGCGACTTTCCGCCCCCGGCCAACGTCTTGTAGTCGTCAAACCATTCGCCGGAGTCAATGTAATACTGCTGGATGTGTATGGCCGGGGCGCCGAGTTCAACCAAACGACGGATAATGATCTGCTGTTCCTCATTTGTTTGGGGCTCATTGGCCGCCTCGTAAATGAGATACGGCAGATATTGCTTCGTTTCCGTAATCAGGCGGTCAAAAATGGCCTGAGGATAATTCCCCTGGTATGGTTTTAGCGTAAGGATTGGGGTCAGCTTCCTCTTCACGGCCCATTTCAGGCGGCGATGCAGATGGTCGAAATAGTCACTATCCCGGCCGGGAATAAAGCTCTTCCAATTAACACTCTCATCGAAGAATCCTGACAAAGACCGGAAACTGTTGGCCCCGTGATCTACCAGCCAATCAAAATACTTGGGCAAATCATCTTCCTTGAACCCCGGTCCATCTCTCGCGCACAGGATAGTCAATAGCCCCCCGCTATAACAAATGATCTTTCCTGTGTCGTTATACGGGTGATCGCAAACGGGCATAACGTACGGTGGTTCGGGCGGCTCTGGCGGCTCCGGGGGCCTCGGCGGTGGCGGCGAAGAAGACAGGCACTTAAAAAACCGGCGAAAATCCATGTCCCTAAGCGGCCGACCCTTGATCCATTTGTTCCAACAGTAATTCCAATTCATTCTTTTCTCCTTCGCGCTCATTCCTCAGTCGGGTTGTCGCTGAGGGATTGCATGGTTTCTATCACTTCATCCATGTGGTAGGGGTAGTAATCATGCGTATCAACCCCCACATCGAAAGACTTGCCGTACGGGGAAAGGCGACCGTGGCTGTGGCCGAACAGATGCCAGCCGCCGTGAAACGAAAAGGGCCACGTCCTCATGGCGTAGTGGCACAGAGTTATGGGCCATGATCTAGGAAAAGTGGCAGTCTTGAGTGTTTTGAGCCAGACGATCTCGGCCAGATGTTCCCGAATCTCGGGACGCTTGGCTTCGGCATCGTGGCTCCCCTCTATCAGATGAATCACTCCGTTCAACCGCTTGAAAATAGGGAGACCGCCTTTCCAAAATAAGTCACCGAGCACATAGACCTGATCGCCAGGGTTTATACGGTCATTCCACCTCATAATCAGCCCTTCGTTCATGTCCTCGACCGAGGCGAAGGGGCGATGACAGAAGTCGATGATGTTGGCATGACCGAAGTGGTGGTCTGCCGTAAACCAAAGATTGCCGCTCACTCCTTCCCCTCCTTGACTTCGCGGGCGGCGCGGACATAGGCGCAGACAGCTTCGATGAAGTTGCACAACATGAGCCAACTTGAGTTCCGCCCTCGCCGTTTAACCCTGGAGTGCATGACTCGCGCCAGCATTACCCATTGACCCATCGCCTTCAATCCGGCCCGCTCCGCCGGGGTCCAGAACATCGGGTCGTTGCCGGGGATAAAGCCACGGCCAGAGCAATAAAAACAAACTACTTGCGCTGGCTTTCTCCCGTTTATTGCAAATGGTAGGTCCCATCGTTCTCCGCTCCCGCCGCACGTGAAGCACTTCACTTCTTTCCCTCCTGGTCTACGCGCCTGAATTCAATCACCCAGACCCAGGGATTAGCGTCCCACCCGAATCCCCGCTTGGCGTTCAGGGAGTCCCAATACAACATAAAAGCGGCCGTTGGGTTGGGGCATCGGAATCCTTCGGCCCAAGCCCCGCCGTCAACGTGCTGACCGAATTCGTCTTTTTTGTCGATCTCCTGCAACCTCTCGACCCTGACCGAGAGGACTTCGAGCGTGATCCGAGAGGCAAGGCGAGGCATAAAAATCGGGGATCGCCATTTCATTGGGCTAGCCGGGCCGTCACCCCGACCGTCTTGATGGTCGGCACGGTAAGAAATACCGCTTGGACAACCAGGAACATTGTCAGCCCAAGTCTCCCGGACCCAGAGTCGGTCGCCCGGTTGAAATGGCGATATCTTGAGCCATGCCGCTTTATAAGATTCAACCAAGGCTGGCATGATTTCAGGGCGATCCAAGATTTCGGGAGCATTCTTAATCACTCTCCTCGTCTGCGTCTTTCGTCCGTCGAGGATCGCCCGAACGCTCAGGTCGGAAAAGATGATCGGCCGCTCTTTCACTTCTTCCCCTCCCACTCATCGAGGGCGGCGCGGAGTGCGTCTCGATCTTGACGATAAACCTGCCAAATCATGTATTTCATGCGTTCGTCGTCCATCTCCACGCCAGAGTCATCCAACATGTCCTTAGCCGCCTCCGCCAATTTCTCGGCGGCGTCGAGGCTGGAGAGGAGGCGGAGGATGGAGTCGGCGCGGGCCAAGCGTTCTTCCTCATTGGATACATCTTCACACCACGCGCTCAGCTTCGCACTCATCACACAATAGCGCCGTTCCTCTTCCGCCCACTCTCTCAGCGCGTTCCGGTCAGCGGGGGTCATGGCTTCGGCTCCTTCTCCTCCTCCGCCTCGGTCCCTTCCGGCGCGTCCTCCACTTCCACGCCGAGGGAGTTGGCGGAATAATCTACGATGATGCCCCAGGATTCCAAGATGGTCGCTATAGGGATTTCGGGACTCCCCCCCATGCTGGCGGCCAAAAGAGCCGCCTTAAACGCCCCCGCCAACGAAGCCAGGGGTATCGCCCTCGGCTTCTCGCCCCGCTCCACCACCCACCCCTTGATTTCTTTCGCCTTTTTCGTCTTGGCCATGCTTATTCTCCGTTCTCCTCCCGGCACTTGGCGGGGCGGACGGCCCGAGCCCCGCCCATAGTGTCGAGAACAATCTCAAGGGCACGGCAATACGGCTGACGGAAAAACGGATGATGCCAATATAGGCACGGACACACGTCGCAGTATCGCGGATCGGGGAGGTTGATTGTGAGAATCATGGTCATGCTCCTTCCCTCAATCCAGCACTCGGAGTCTCCGGACCCGGATCTTGACACCCATCGTCGGCAATCCTGCGAATAATATATCCTCGCTCTTGACCTCGACGGTCAGCGGGATGAGATCGTGATCCGCACCGCACAGGCCGCACCACTCGGGGCGGTATCCGGGGCGGAGGACGTGGAGGCCAGGGCCGCATTGTTGGTCGGAGATAACGGCGCCCTCGGCCTCGACGACCGCTCCTGTGGGATAGTGGAGGGGAGTCCCGCCATCGAAATTCGGGGACATGCGGCCTGGCGTAACCCATTTGAGAAACCGATGCGTCGGCCCCTGTGCGGCATACGCCGCCCGGAAATGCTCATTGAGGGCCAAGGACGTGACCCAGTCGCCGAGCTTGACCCTGTTGCCGTCCGGAGAAACGCTCCAGCCATCCGTGAGAGGCCAGGATTTGATTGTTTTTACGTTTGCGTTGTAGATCACGCTCAGTCTCCTTTCCCTTTCTTCTTCTCCCGCCAGAAGCGACAGCCGAAATAGCGGCGGGGTCCACGTTTCGCTCATGTCATTCCTCCACGATGAGAGTAGCGCGACGGATACGGTAAACGTTATAATCGGACGCCTGGAATCGCTCTTCAAAGGCGGCTTTCACCGCGAGCGCGTCCGATCGGGTTCTGAAAAAAAGATGCCCAAACGGAAGTCCCGCCCGAGACGCTGTCGGGTATCCCATGATTAGTCCGGCGGCCGACGGGCCGCAGCGCCGGAGGCTTGGGACCATATCGGGACCGCCCCACTCCACCACCCACCCCTTGATTTCTTTCGCCTTTTTCGTCTTGGTCATGCTTATTCTCCGTTCTCCTCCCGGCACTTGGCGGGGCGGAGAATATATATTCTCCCATCGTCCGTGGCGTAGATATCTTCGTCCATGTCGCTCCAATACTGCATGGCACACCAGGTCTCGTCCTCGTTCCCGTTGTCGCCTTGCTTGCACGGGCACCCGTCGCAGTATCGCGGATCGGGGAGGGTGATTGTGATGTGCATGGTCAGACTCCTTTCTTCCCTTTCTTCTTCTCCCGCCAGAAGCGACAGCCGTATTCCTCTGATGTTTGAAGGCGCAGGGCATCTTGATTAGGAAACTCCGTTAGGCGATCAACCTCATCATTCATGCAGTCGCCCATTGGATCATCGGCAAATAAATGCCAATCCCTGCACGTCCCGCATCGCCACGCGGCGGGCTTGCATTTACGAGCGGTCATGGCCTGGGCCTCCGCACCGCATAAATTTCCATCGAAGAAAGCGAAGGGCCACACTTTATTTTGCCGTCGCAAAAAAACCTCAAAAATCCGGACTTCGGTAGACAATCAACATTCCACCCGCTAGGGGGCACTAGGTCGGGGACTTTCCCGTATTTATCTAGCCAGTCGAACCCAAATCCACCAATCCCGTCGAGGTGAATTACGTCTGATCCTCCGCCGATTAGGCCAATCGGATTGTCGTCCTCATCTGCGGCGACAAAAGACATCGCGCGGAATCCACTGTCATGGAACCGTCGCCGTGAGCCGCTTCCGGGGATAACAATAAGAGAGGCGCACGTGGCCTGCGCGTCCCAGGGCAAGCGCGGAACGGCCATTAGCTCCGCCCTCGACATTGCCGACGCTTTTTTCTTGCTCACGGCTTCTCTCCCTTCGCGCGTCGTTCCGCTTCGATGCAAGCGGGGATGCGACGGCCGGTTTTCACGTCGTCACTGAAAAGACCACAGATACCAAGTCCATTGACCTGCCCGGCATAGTCTGGGGAAAAATATGCGCATCTGCCGCACTTATCCACCGCGCAATCAATCGAGATCAGGATGTTGGTCATAATCATTCTCCTGCGTTTATGATATCACACGATTTAGTCTTTGTCAAGTAGTCCGGACAATAAATAATTTTAACCCGAAACGATTGTTTGCACTCTTTGGAACAATTGAGACACTTGTCGTGATGCCGCTTCTCCCACCAACTACTCCACTCTCCTCGCCTTTTCGGGACATCACCACCCACATGCGCCCACGAATGTCCGTGACTTCTTTTTATGGCTGTTTTCGTACCGTGAAACTTAATTGTTTCCAATGACTTAAAGGTAACTAAATCGGCCTGTTTTGGGCTACCAGCTAGTCCCCTACCCGCATTTTTCTCGATAAACTCTATCGCCTTTTTAATCAACGGCTTAGACCCGGACTCCATTTGAGATAAATAGGGCCTAGAAACCCCAAAAATCGCGGCCAGCAACTTCTGTGAAATCCCCGCAGTTTCACGCGCATCCCGTAATGTTTGCCCGGCATGGCCGATCTGGTTCGACATTCGTAAATTACTCCTCCGGTTCTAGTTCACTAAGAAAAAAGCAACAGTATCCCCCGCCCCCCATGACTGCGACGGGAACCCCGTCAAATGACAGATATAAACGCGTGATTGTTCCCGTTTTTCCTGGCCTAATACCAGAGATAAGGCTTGCATAGTCTGGCCGGGCAACAATGACCCTATCCCCCACCTGAAATCCTGTTAGACTCTTGGCGATCTCTCTGGAAAGATCGCTCATGGTTCCACTACGAGTTTAAATAAAGAAGCCTCATATCGGTAAGTCTTGCCCCCTTCTATAATGACAACCCTTCCGTTTCCTGCCCCCGCAACGGTCGCCGCGCCAAATTTCCTCATCGCATGACACGCCACGCAGTCGCAGTTCTTCCCCATCTCGGGGTCAACAAACTCCACTAGGTCTCCGACCTGAAACCCGGTCAAGTCCGATGCCACGGCCCTGGATAACTTACTCACCTGGAAAATCTCCCGAACATTCCCCTGGGTCTTTTGAGTCCGGCATCCTCCTCGTCGGTCTCGTAATGCCAGACCGACTGCGGAAGTATCTTCGCGCCCTGAATAATATTAAACTGCATGATCTTCCCGTTAGGGTTAAGGTCCCCCTTCCAATTCTTGGCCTTGACGATCTTCGCCACACCGCCGTCTAAGGACAAATACAGTCTAGGCTTCTCGCTAGAGAACGTCCCACCGCGCCCCAGGTCCTGCCCCTTTGTTTTCTGAATAGAGATCACGGCGATACCCTTCCTGAGTTTGGAAAAGATACTCCCCATGTATTCCCCGATCCTATAAAACTCGGCCGGGGCCTCCAGGTAGTCTATGATATTCAGCGCGTCCGGATCAATGACATCCGAGAAGTTGTCCGACCGCTCATAAAACTCCACTTTCCAATCGTCAACCTTGCAATCGTCATGCTTTGACAGCCTTAGTTTAGTTTCCGCGTCCCCCATTTCCGAGGAAAAGTAAAGAACCCTCCGGGTGTTCATGTTCCTTTTAGCGATGTCAATGCACAGGGCCGTCTTTCCTGAATTGGGAGCACCAGCAATCACCAATAAATTTTGTGGATAGACGGAGATTAAGCTATTCAAATCCATCGGCAGGGACACGTCATACTCCGATGTCGGAGCGTTCTTCCAATCAATGACAAGGCAATCCTTGGCGAGCTTCCGATATTCCCCGTCCCGTTTCCCGCCCTTTTCAAGTAGCCCCTCTTGTCTCATCCTGTGGAGCGCGGCCCGGACGGCGTTCTTTTCTTGCTTGCCGTCTATCCCTAACGACCTATAGACCTCAGAGATCAGGAAAGACCCGTCGGTCGCGCCCACAAAATCCCTTACGTCATTGGACAGATTCTTTTCCCCGCGCCCGGCCCTCTCCAGGGCCGATGCAACCAAATGGTTAATGTCGTCGTCCATCCCCGTTTGGCTGGCGACCCAAGAGCAATAAGAATAGATTTCCTCTCGCCTGGATCGCCCTCGCGCCATGGATAAGGCCAGAGAAAACAAGTCCTCGTTTCTCCGCCCCGCCACGAAGAGAGCCGTGGGGGTAATGATCCTTGACGCGGCTCGATCCACCTGCCGAATCGCCTCCACGTATGCGGGGGGCAGGGGGGGTATAGGAGTATCTATTCCTAGAAATTCATCCCATACCCACCCCTTGCCGTGCCCGTTGACAGACGGCGGGGCAACGACATACCCGCCCTCGCCCCTTAAATCTACTCCGTCTACTCCACGGACATTGTTTCCAAGCCCCGGTTGCCAGCGACAATATAAATGCCTTCCCCCTTTGGGTGTATGGACGGTTGGGGCTTGAAAAGTCTCCCCAGCAAGTTCTCTTATTTTCTTGAATCCGGACTCGGAGTCTATGTCGATGACGGCGATATCTGAAAGTTTCCCCGCCACAATCCCAACTTGAGAATCGGGATACATAGACCACCACTCTTTAAGGTCTTGCTCTAGCGGTTTATGAGACTGCCAATGTTCCCATTTAATTTTAGGCTTTTTATCCTGCCCTACAGGGATAGGGGTCCAGCCCCGTTTAAGATAATCCTTGGCCGCTACAAAAAGGCTGTTCATTCAAAACTCTTTAAATCAGCACGATTGAAGACGCATCACAATACCAATGTCCGCATATCGCACGGCCCCTTCCTTTGTGTCCTTTTCCTTTCCTTTTCAATGCCGGGAAATACACTAACCACTCATATTCCGTATCGGGCGCTACGATCTTTCCCCGCATGCCGAACATGTCGTCATCAACGCCTTGAACGTGTCCGTATCGGCTAGGCCGGACATACTTGACGCGGTCCCCGACCTGAAAACCTGTCAGGTTCGAGGCCACGGACCTGGATAACTTACTCACCTTTTGTCCTCCGGTATAAGATTATACCAGAAATCAAAAAGATTGACACGGTTATCCCACAGCCAATCCTTTCCCTCCGAGTGCTGTTCCGTATGGCACTTCCTACAAAGAGGGATCACCTTATACTCATCCGTCCCCGCGCCCTTCGTTCTCGGGAAATGGGCTGGATCAGACGGCTCATCCCCGCACGCTGCGCAAGCATGTGCCTTGACGTATTCCTTCCACGTTTTACACTTGTCAAGATTAATCTCGATCGGCCTTGTCCGCCCCGTCCCGCGAACCTTCCCCACCTCCGTCGCCAGATCAGAGCGGCTAAGCTCCTTGGCCTTTCCTAACCATTCCTCGGGATTAGACTCGACCAGGGGAGCGATTAGCTGAAGTCGGCGCGTCCCGATTTCGATTAATCTCTCGGTTGGAATCTTTAGTTTCTGAACGTAGAGTTCGTATTGGTGTATAAGATTATAAACGGTGGATCGCTTCGCCGCAATTTGCGGGTCTGCCAAGTATTCATCGAAAGTTTCCCAACCTAAGAGTTTGTAATACGAACGGTCGCGGCACTCTTTATAGAGTCCCGCCAAAATGAATACGGACCTACCTGCTTCTTTTTGGGTAGAGATAATTTCTTCTCTGTTCGAGTGCGCCAGACTAACTGTTATGTCGATGTTTTTGATTACTGCATTTGTCATAGTAACTCCCATTCCGATGTCATAGTAACTCCAATTCCGAAAGAGAAAAACCCAGACGCGTAGTCGGGATATCCATCTTGACCCCATGGTATATTTCAATTGGTAAATCGAGGCGCACGCGAACCATACCCAACTCCGAAACGAAATCAACGGTGCCTTGCAAATTAGACATCTCCGGCCAATCGTCAATGGCCCCTGTTTTAACTCGGTCCCCAACAACAAAAATTGTCAATTCTTCAGCTATACGTCGAGATAGACGGCTCATAACAACTCCAATTCAGACGGCAAGAACGGAACTGTGCTTAAAATGTCGAGAAAAACATACCCCAGGCTCGAAATTAGAACTATGACCCCTTCGGTTCCGGCCTCGATTCCCCACGCTAGCGACGCTCTATCCGGCCAAGCTACCCGGACCGTATCTCCAACACCAAGACCGACCAGATCACGAGACACCCGCTTGGATAGCCCGCTCATATCAATTCCAATTCTTTCGCAGATAAGGCCCACCGCTCTTCTTTCGGTCTAACGTCGAACCTGACCAAATAAAAACCCGAAAGCGGGTGGGACGGTCCCAATACGGTCCCAATTTGTCCGCAAATACTGTCAGCCGGGACGTTGACTGCCATTACTCTGTCCCCTGATTGAAGACCAGCCAGGGCAACAGCGACCCGACTAGATAATTTACTCATTATCTTTCAAGGCGCTCTAGTTGTTCTATGAGATTAAAGTCTTTTCTATTACCATTACTCTCCTTCCATTCCTTGTGTTGCGGGCAAACGTCCCGGACCTGACAATAAGACAGACATTTCATCGGTACATTTGGAATAAGCACTTTAAACTTCCAATTCTTAATATCACGAAACCACCTGTCCTTCACCCCGCACGTCCCGACTTTCAAGGGATCGCGCTCCGATTCTAAGAATTGGGCCAACCGTTCCGTAACGGCGTCCCTGACTTTTTCGTCCTCGAATTTTGGCACGTCAATTCTTTCGATGGGCAGGACCCCATCTTCAAGCAGACTCGCCGGGGACCAATCCTTCAACTGAAATTCCAGCGTCATTTTTTCGGCCGGAAATCCGTAAACCCGATATGTATTCAACTGCCAAAAATAATCTTCGTCATCCCCGCCTTCACGCAACTTCTTTATTTGGTATACTTTACCCGTCTTGTAATCCGTGATCTCGCTGTCTGTTTTGCTGTATTTGTCCACCCTCCCGGTTAGCGTCGCTTTCCCCGCCCGGGTTAAAATCTCGACGGAGAAAGAAGCTTCCCTAACGGCGTCTTCGACATAGCCATGCGTATCGAATTTCCCGGGCTCGCCTTCCAAGATAGCGTGTAGCCCGCTTCCCAGGGACATCGCGGCCATGGAATACGGGCTAACAAAGAAGTCTCGATTGCGGGCTAAGTAAACCTGCTGAACCGTCTTTCGCAGTTCGGTAACATGATAGATTCGCGGCTCGGGGATTCTGTCGGAATGCATAGCCAGCAACATATCTACAGTCATACATCGCCTCGGTTTGGCCGGGCAACCCTTTAGACAGTATTCGATCTTGACGTTCCCGAAGCCAAGCGGACACGCAAAACCCATCATTTATTCCACCGGATTCAGCGTGTGATAATACTCTTTTAACAAGGCGTCCCCGAAATACGCAACCACCTCGATAAAGTCTTGCTTCTTGGAGTCTAGTTCCTCCAGCGTCATCCCCTCAGCGACCTTGGCGAACAACGGCACGGAGATTTCCCCGGCGATCTTAAACATGGTCTGGAGAATAATCTCCCTCCGTTCGTCGGGTGACTTTTGCTGACGCGGCTTAAATCCGGGCGCGGCAACGGGATTATTGTCTTGGGCTCCGGCTTCCCGGTCCTGCCTTGCGATAGCCAGGAGATTAGCAAATGTCCCGGTTGCGGTTTGTTTCTCCGCATACGTTGCCTCTACCGTATCTCCAACCTTGACCCCCTGGAGTTCCACGAAGGCAGGATTCCCGGAAACGCCGTCGCCGCCTTTGATAGTTTCCCAGGCCCTGATCTTCTTCCCGCCAACGGTAACATCCTTAAATCCGTCGCCGGGGTAAACACGATCCAACCGTCCGGTCAATTTCTTGACGTCCATAAAATCCTCCTCGATACTAATTATTTCCGGGTTTAAAAACACCCGGTTCATGGCAGAAAGGACATTCGCAATCATCTCCCTGTCTTCCCGGCCGCAACCGGGCGGGAGACTGTCCATCCGGATAGACATTAGTAGCCCTTTCAAAGGTGGCCGTCATTTCGCGCCGCCTGAATTCCTCGATGTCTTCCTCAGGGATAGTCCGGTTATGGACCTCAAGGTTTGAGGAATAAATAATGTTCGCGACCTCCGTAGGGCTCCACAACCTATCCGGATCAACATGATCCAACCATTCCTTAAAATCATCTTGAGTCAGGATGCCGGGGATTAATGGTTCTTTCATGATATTTTATCCTAACATTATTTTTAGCGGTTGTCAAGCGATTTCTTTCTTTTCTGCTCGATAAGCTTTAGGCGACTTTCTGGCTGGCAAAAGACACCGTTGCAGTATTTTGCCGTTGCCTCCTTATCCCACGTAACCCACACACTATTTGCCTCGACTGCCCCCCAATAAGGGTGTACTCCGTATCCCCATACCGTTCCCGCATCTCCCTTCTTCAGCCCACAATGGAACTCTGTTTTGTCTTTAATCATAACCCTATCGCCTGGAGCGAATCCGATAAGTCCAGAGGCAATCCGCCTAGATAGACTGCTCATTCATCCTCCGTAATGACTTCGTATTCACCCGGCCAAAGACACCAAGAAACTCCTGGCCTTGCTCCGTCTTTGTTCCAGCCGACCTTATTTTTGAGTTTAATGGTTATGTCCCCGTCCGGACCAACCTCAGTAACAATCCCCCCTCTGGTCCGTCTAAGATAATCCCCCCACACGACAATACCTCTCTGGGTCAAACAAACGCGATCCCCGACCTGCGGCCCGATCAGGCTACCGGCAATCCGCCTAGATAATTTACTCATCTTGCATCCTTACCACGTCCCCAAAAGGCGGGTCTGCGTCCTTCGTCATTGTAGCCCAAATGACGGGATAATTCGGCGGCGTCTCCGGAAACTCCCCATAAAGATCGGTCAAGTAGATCAGCACTTTAGGCGGGGACTCATCACAATGAGCAAACACGGGCCGAAAGTCTGTTCCCCCGCCGCCCCTCGGCTCAAACTGCCCGGCTGACACTAACTCCCCAGGCTCAAAAGTCTGAATATGCCCTATCTCTGCGTCACACCAGATCATTTCAACGGCCGCGCCGGTTTCGTCGGCTATGGAGACGACTTCCCCGATAAATTGTTTTAGAATGTCCCCGCAAATTGACCCAGACGTATCTATGGCCACGGTTATCTTAGACCATCCCTCCGAATAAAGGCCGGGGAAATAAAGTCCCCTGTGGATCAGCCGCCGCGATGGTTTTGTCCAAGAGTAATCTTCCTTCCTGCAACTGTCTACAAACGGCCTTAATTGGAGCCTCCAATCAATTAACGGATTTACGATTTCGTCTATGATCCGTTCCAGCCCGGCGGGCAAACTCCCCCGGCTCTTGGCCGATCGGGCGGCCTCCGCTATAACCCCCCGCATTCCCGCTTCTGTTTTTTGCGTGTCTTTACCGCCGTTGGCGTCTCGGCATGCCCCGAAATTATAAAAACCTTTGATCTTTTTGGCATGTTTGAATAGATCATCGTAAACCCTATCGACAGTCCAATCATTATCATACTTGTCGTCTAAAAGACAGCCGGGGGGTAATTCCGCCCCCTGCTTCGTAAGAATCCGGTTAATGATGTAGTCTCCGGCGATGTTCCAAAGTAGCGGATCGCGGCCGTTCCGTCTGGTAATATGAAGAAAGCAAATATGAAGGGCCTCATGCTCCAAAAAAGCCCTTATCTGATTGTCGGTGAGTTTATCTATAAACTCCGTACCATAGCCGATAACCCGACCGTCGGTGTATCCGGTAGGCTGGCTGTTGTCCTCTTTCAAAAGCAGTCGGGTAACTAAAAGACCATAAAAAGGTTGCCCCCCGACGGCTTTTAACAGATTGATCCTCTGTTTAACGATCCTATCATGGGCTGTCATGCTAGTCTTATGTCCTCTTTCCAACACCAATAACCCTGACATGGGCGGGTGTGCCCGCCGCAACTGCGCAAGGTCACGCATTTCGGCCACTCAACTGCCCAACTGTTATCGCGTTGGTCAAAAAACCGAACCACTCCACGGGTCCCTTTTTTGATAGCCATGCCACCCAAGTCCAATACAGCTATAACCTCATCGCCGGGCAATATCCCAACTAAATCCCCGGCGATTTTCCGGGATAGTTTACTCATCTTACCCCGCAATCCGGCGCGATAGATCGCTCACACCAACACCGCCTTGTTCTTCTCGCACCACTTTTCGTACTCTGGATTATCCCGCATCGTCCGATGCTTTCTTAGGGCATCCTGGACGATAAGCGTTGCGAACTCCGCCGGGAGCCGTTGTGCATAAATCATGACACGTCCGAAATTATCTGGCGTTGTTACGTCCCCTAAAGATGTGGCCACGGCGTACATCGCGGACGTATTCTCAGACGGCGGGACCCGGGCGCTTTTCGGAGATTTTAGGATTTCTTCCGTTGTCGGCAACTCCCGCCACGTTTTCAGAAATCCATCGTATTCGATTGCCGCGCCCTCGCCGACCGCCCCGGCGGACAAAAGAAATTCCATGCCAGGATTATGGTTCGCCTTCAAAAGCCGGTCCAGCTTTTCCCATGACCGGGGAGTCGGAAACGCTTTTTCGTTTTTCTTTGTATCGTGATTAAACAGCATCACTCTCCGGGCGCGGATGTAGCCGATTACCATCGGGCTAACCTTATTTGCTTGCGCCCACATGATCCATTCGTCTACGTCTGGCTCTAATGTGGCGTGCACAAACCTATTAGCCAAGGCCGAGGACATAGAAAAGGCAATCGCCCGATCATTAAGCCTATTTCCCGCCGCGATAACATCCCATCCCTGAGGCAATTCATAGCTCCCTAAGCGCCGATCCAAAATCAATTGATAAAACGCCGCCTGGATACTAGGGGGGGCCGCCGTCAATTCGTCCAGAAACCATATCCCCGACCCCTCCGTGGGGAATTCCGCCGGGACAAGCCACTTTGTACGATCCCCCACCGCCGCCGGGACTCCCCGAGTATCCACGGCATCCATTTGCGAGGCCCTTGTATCATATAATACCCGCCCCATTTCCTCGGCCACCTGCCGGACGATAGCCGATTTCCCGATCCCTGGCCCGCCCTCAATATAGACAGGTTCGTGGCAAGAGACCGCCGTAAACAGCAGGGCGCGGAGTTCTGATGGTTTCATGTGTCCCCCTGAGTGATATCATTCGCCTTCGTTGTTGTCAAGCTGTTTTTGGCCCGACGCGACCCGGCCTCCGCAAGGGCCGCGTTTCGTCCTCACCGGACTCGTCAGGGGCAGTTACCTGATTTTTCCCTCCCACAAAACCTTCCCGCCTTTCCCCCCGTGAAGTCTCCATTTCTCGCCGCCGAAGGATGGGACTAGCCCCATTTCCCATAGATCAACGGCGGCCTGGAACGGATAAGTCGTCGTTCGAATTTTCTCCGCGCATTTCCACGACTTGCGAGGGAGAGCAAAGAACGATCCGGTATAAGCCAAGGCGCTTCCCCAGACGCTTCCCCAGGCGCTTCCCCTGACGCTTTCCCTGACGCTTTCCCTGACGCTTTCCCAGGCGCTTTCCCCGACGCTTCCCCAGACGCTTCCCCAGACGCTTTCCCCGACGCTTTCCCTGACGCTTTCCCCGACGCTTTTCATGACGCTTTCCCAGACGTTTGACCATTGTTTTAATAGGGTCAGGTGTTTTGCCGTTATCTTTTTCGGGGGCGCGACCCGGAACGGATGGACGATCGGCTTGCGGACGAGAATCTTATCCAGCTTCGCAAGCCACTTCTTGTGTGCCGTCGTTGCCTCCGCCATGTGGACTTCGCTCCACCAATCCGGCGGAGCGTCCTCGTCCAGCCGGAACTTCCACTTGTCCGGCGCGAGATAAGACCCGTTGGCCGGGGCTATCTCGAACCGCGCCCAGTCCCGGGTATATCCGTCGTCTTTTAACACATAGTCGCGGACAAGGTCTTCATGCGCATCCGTGCCGAATTTCCAAATGACCTTGCCTGACTCTAGGATCAGCCCGGAAAAGGCTTTACACATATGACCGGATTCCGACGTTGAAAGGGAGGAATCCGACCGACGCCAAGAACAGGAAAAGGACTCCCAGGTCTATCCCGAGATAGTCCGCGAGTCCTACCGCAGCCCCAATCGTGAGGCCCACCTTCGCCAGCCTGATGAGATACATGCGGTTCTCCTATCGTTTTATTCCCGGCCCCCATATCTAACTAGATAGACGGCCGGGTGAGAAATTCAGAGATACCGGACACAAAGAGCCCAAAAGCAGATCGTCAGATACATCAGGACGGTCAAGGCCGCCCCGATCCCGAGGATGTTCCAAGCTGTCTTAGTCATTCCGTTTCTCCTTCCGTGTCTTCTGGCCTCTTCAGTCTCCGCATTACGGAGAGACGGGGGAGTCCCCGTTTCGGCCTGTTACTTCTCCTTCGCCTTGGCAATGGCGGACCCTGAGATTCCGAGGTCCTTCGCCCGATGGCTCGTCCGGGCGAATCCCAGGATTGCCTTCCGCGCCGCGCGATAGGCCTGGTCCTCGCAGTCGATGGCGCAAAAATGGGCCGCCAACTGCGCGGCGATCCTCGCATCCACCCGGACGCCCCTGGAGCCGCACCAGAGCGGCCAGCAGGCGTAATCCAGGTCGGCCCCGCTCAGGTTGGCCCCGCGCAGGTCGGACCAGCTCAGGTCGGCCCCGCTCAGGTCGGCCCCGCTCAGGTTGGCCCCGCGCAGGTCGGCCCCGCGCAGGTCGGACCAGCGCAGGTCGGCCCCGCGCAGGTCGGCCCCGCGCAGGTCGGACCAGCTCAGGTTGGCCCCGCGCAGGTCGGCCCCGCGCAGGTCGGCCCCGCTCAGGTCGGCCCCGCCCAGGTCGGCCCCGCTCAGGTCGGCCCCGCTCAGGTCGGC